TGGCTGGCCGGCTGCCTGGTTGGCTGGTGCCTGGCGCAGGCCTGGGAGCTCAACCGACCGCGCGCAACCACGCGGCGCGAATGGGATGACGACTGGCCGCCTTTTAGTCGGAATTGATCTTGAACAATGAAAGCGAGGGTGAGTGATGACAATCGAGCTTAACAAGAAATACAAAACCCGCGACGGCCTGCCGGTCAGGATTTACTCGATCGATAACGGAGGTGACTGCCCAGTCCACGGGTCCTGCCACGAGAACGGCATTTGGCATAGCGAGAGTTGGTCCGAGATCGGAGTCTGGAGCTGCTGCGACAAAGACCCTTATCGACTCGACCTCGTCGAGATCCCGCCCGAGCCGACGTACCGACCGTTTCTGCCCGAGGAGCTGCCACGGATCGTGGGGCGGCGTGTGCGGTTTGGAGAGCGAACAGCGACGGTAGTCTGGACAGAAGGCACCGTGGCTTTCATCGCGGGGTCGGGTGGTATACCGGCAATGGATTTGAGTAATTCATGGCAATTCCTCGACTACGACTCCGACGGCAACGAGGTCGTGACGCCGTGCGGTGTCATGGTGAAAGGTGGTGAGTGATGACCGAACAGCTAGGCACCGTGCGCAATCACGGTTTCGATGAGACTGGCCACGAACGACGTGAGCGAGTCGACGCAATCGTTGAGTGCCCAGTATGCGGCAATGAAGTGGCATTATGGTCTGACACGGAGGAATGGAAACGCGGCGACGATTTGCGTTGGCATCACAGTCGGTACGCTGGATGTGCTATGGGTGAATGCTGCGGAAAAATACTTGTGGATACGTTTGACGGGTCGTTTGTTCTTGATCTGTAGGAAGGTGGTGAGTGATGGATATTCAGCGACTGCGAACGGCCGAGGAATTGGCAGCACAGCAGGCCGAGGACAAGAAGCGTTTTGCCGACATCGGAAAGGCACGGGCTGCGATCGTCGAGCACTTGGGCGGGCCGTGGAAGCGTGGCATGCCAGGAATCGGAGGAGCTATCGACTGCCCAGTTTGTGGCGGTGAGGGGACGCTTGCCTTTAGTCGATCGGGCTACAACGGTCATATTCACGCAAGCTGCAAAACCGACGGTTGCGTCCGTTGGATGGAGTAAATAAACAATGACAATCGACCACGACGCACTGGCGAGGCGGATTGCTGAGCGGCTGGGGCTGAGCGGATATCTTCATGCACCAGAGCGACTGAACGGAGTATGGAGAGCGACAAAGCAAAACGTCGAGCAGTCAATAGCTGCTACTCTCCGCGAAGCCCTGCCGACGAGTGAGGCCAAGTGCGAATGGACGCAGGATGCTGAACGTTACGACAGGTGGAATACCGCCTGCAAGCGGTGCTACTTACTAGACGTCGACGGTCCTGCAGATCACTTTATGCACTACTGCTGCTTCTGCGGCAAGAAGTTGGTTGAGGCTCCTTTTAACGAGCAGGAGGACGAGGACGCATGAACGAGCAACCGAAGCAACCGACGCCGGAGCTGCTGCCGTGTCCGTTTTGTGGTGGCGACGGTTCCATATCAGAAGACGACCGTGGCAGGGCACGATGTGTATCGTGTGATGCGTGTGGATGCGACGGGCCAATGGCAGGCAGAGGAATGGCGGACACGGTCGACGTTATTCGTGACCGAGTGGTATCAAAGTGGAGCCAACGAGTGCCGACTGCACGTACCCTGACGCCCGAGCAGGTGGAGCGGGCTAAAATCATCGTCAAGGAAGCCGACGAGCTATATTGGTTGGCGTCAATTCGACTCGGCCGAGCGGCGATTGATCTGCTGCGGAAGGTCGTGGGCGAGTGAAAACGATCGCGGCATTGTGCGTCGGACGCAAGTCGATTTACAAGAGCATCGAAGGTGTTGACGCATACGACATCGATCGCGACGCACGTACGTTTGCAGGTGGAATGCCGATCGTCGGTCATCCTCCGTGCAGGGCTTGGTCCGCATTTTGTCGTCATCAAGCCAAGCCAATGGAAGGCGAAAAAGACTTGGCAGTGTTCGTCGTTGATAAGCTGAGAGAGTGCGGAGGAGTGCTGGAGCATCCAGCCTGGTCTATGCTATGGGACGAACTGGAACTGCCAAAGCCTGGCGAACCTGAACGATATGGTTTGTGGTCGATGGCCGTTAACCAATCGTGGTTTGGCGATTCGCGAATTAAGCGGACGTGGCTATTGTTCAGCGGAATCGAGCCTAGTGCCGTAGAAGTTCCGTTTGCCTTGAATCCTATTGGCAATTGCCGGAATCAGTGGAACACGATGAGCAAGGATAAGCGAGCGTCCACGCCAGTTGCTTTTGCGACATGGCTGGTTAATTTGGCACGATTGTCATGTGTGCTGCGGGAGGCGAGCGGCGATGAGTGAATGTTATCCAATCGATAACTGGGACAGGCCGAGGGACGGTCTCTTTCACATCATAACTCACTCATGGTGGGTTGTTGATGACTCCGGAAGACCTGTCGTGTCGAAATACAATACTCCTCAGTGCAGCGACAACCGCGACATCGCCCTGAGGATCGCAAATCGACGGCCTCTGGTATTTTTTCCAGTGGTCTACTTATCAATCGCAGCCAGTGACTTCGCTTAACGCAGGATCAATGAAATGACACGACCTCACAAATATCGACCCTTCACGACACGAGACGGATCGCTGGCATGTGCCGACTGCTACGGCCGCCTAGACTCCGATGAGCACCGACTGGGAGCCGTATCCGACGAATTTGTCGCAGCAGTTGAGCACGAATGCGGCATGGGTGCAGAGGCGTGGGACACGATAAACCCGCGAGAAATAATCATAGCGGTTGTCAAAGTGGCTCCGCGATTCGGAGGCGAGCGGCGATGAGTGACAGTGAGCAATTTGACGACGTACCGGAAATGACATCGCATCCCGACGACTTCGACGATGTCGGACACGACGATTCGACATTGTGTCATTACTGCGGCGGAGACGGCTGGGGCATCGTCGGGACCGACTGGGAGTCTGACGATCCGATCAACGGGCCGCTTGACGGCGAGATAGAAGATTGTCCTTGCTGCGGCGGATCTGGCAAGGCAAAGGATTGCACGTTTTGGTGATTAACGAAAGTGAGCGGCGATGAGTGACGAATCGCAACCGGAGCCAGCGCGTTCCGAATGTGAACGAGTTGCATGCGAGCTTCTGCTTGAAATGTGCAAAGGACTTGGGATTCCTGAGGACGTTGCAAAGCAGATAGAGTTCAGGCCAGCACAAATCGGTTACATTAGGCCAATAGTTGCGGATCAATCCGCAAAAGTATTGACGCATGAACAGGTGGAACGCGCGAGAAAGTTAGTGAAAGCCGACGCTGGTGTTGTGTCAGATGATGATTGGATGGACGAGGCTTTTTGCTTGCTTGCGGAGATTGCTGGCGATGAGCAAGAGTGACCAAGCCAATGCAGAGTACGTTGCTAAGCTTCCGGATGGCGTGCGTGAAGCGGCAATTCGGATTCACTTGCGGATGTGCGGCACGCTCTCCAACGACATCTGGAGTGACGACCATACTGAGGAAGCAGATTATCAGCTGATCGCCCAGCAGCAAGACAACCTTGAACCATCGCCACAGCCTTGGACTATTTATGACAAGGCGGAATGCTGGGTTCGTGAGTTTATTCCGTGGATCTTGAAATATTACCTGAGGAACTATGAGCAGTAGCGACCAGCGACGTGCCAAAGAACCGCCACCAGCAGACGACGATCCGTTGTTGCGTCGCACCTGCAACCGCTGCAGTACGGTTCGTAACTGGGTCGTGAGCTACTGCCCGAAGTGTGGCAGTGCTGAGTTCAGACTGGCACCAGGTGCGATTGAAGCGTTTGAAGAACGCAAGAAAGCGGGGACTCGATGACGCCACGCCCACGACTCAACGATGACTCAATCATGCCGTTCGGATCGCACAAAGGCGAGCGACTCGGCGACATTCCCGACGATTATTGGATTTGGTTTCTGCGGCAGAAATGGTGTGACCAGTGGCCGTCGCTGGTCGAGTACGCGAACGTTTGCGTGGATGACGACTAGCAGAAAGCGAGGGCATGATGGACAAAGACAAAGAGCCGTCACCGCTGAAAGAGCGTCGCTTTAAGATCATCAGTCTTGACCGTCAATTCATGATCGACGTGATGAACTGGTGGCGCGATCCGCCCGACTGGCTGCGACTCCCAATCTGCGATGAGTTGCCGGCTGATTGCTTCGTTGTGACGGTCAACACGAACTGGGAGCGATGCTGCATCGAAGCGATTGTTTGCAGCGCGTCATTTGGTCCGACAATGGAAGGTGCCGCGATCGAGCGAATCCCAGGTGCGTTCAGCCCGTATGTCATGCGCGGCCCGTTTCACAGTCAGCTCGATTCAGCATTGCCACTGGATGATAAAACTGTCTAAATTTATCCCGTAGGCAAGCCGCGCAGAATTAGTCAGACTGCTGGAGCATGAACACTTCAGCCGACAGCATCGAGCAAGAAATCCGCAGCCGAGTCGTTGCCACTGGCTTGTCATCGCACCGCCTGGCGAAGCTTTCTGGCGTGTCCAGAGCGTCGATCGTGCGGTTCGTGGCCGGAAATGGTGTTACGCTCGCGACCGCAGTTAGACTCGCGCGATCTGTTGGCCTGGAAATCACCCACCAGCAGATTGAGCAGGTTTGACCGATGCCAATTCCACACGTTGAGTTCTCGCCGGATTCGGCCAATTCCTACGACTGCGTCGCCTGGGCCGCGCGGTCAATCATCGCTGGCGAGCTTGCTGCTGAGGCCCGCGAAGACCTGCCGGCCGCATGTCGCGTGCTCTATCGCGTGGCCGACGATCTAACCGAACGGATCGCAGGGCCGCAGATCTGGGGCGACACGCCGACCGATCTGGAGCTGGTCAACCTGGCCGCGGCGCTCGAAATTCCTATCCCAGCGGCGGCCGAATCTGAACCGGCTGGCATCTCGCCGGTGGTCATGCAGCTGATGCTGCTGGCGCTGTTGGCGTTGATCGGAAAGTACGTTTCGGAATGACCCTAGGTGCTTGACGGGGCACCATCGCGGGCCAGGGCAGTTTCCCGCCAGTTTCTGCCCTGGCCCTTCTCAATCACTCGAGGTCTGTATGAGAACGTTCGCCGCTTGGCTGCTCCTGGTTGGTTCTGCATTCGCGCAGGGCGTCGTCAATCTGCCCAGCGAAATTGTGGAAGTCGCGCCAGGCATCGTCGAGCTGCGGCCGCAGTCGCCAGCAGAATTCACCGGCGATGCTATTATGGTCGAGTGGGAAGCACGTCAGCCCTGGGATCTGGATCTGCGGCAGTACGAATCCGGCGAGGTTGCCGTGCTGCTGGCTAAAGAGGGCCAGCCCGACGTGGTCGTGCAATGGGAAGCGACGAATTGGGACACGCGAAGCAAGGCCAAGAAGCTGTGGATTGTGCGCGTCAAGCCAGTCGTGCCACCAGGCCCCACGCCTCCAGTCCCGCCAGGGCCAACGCCGCCCACGCCGCCGACTCCTCCAGCACCAGACCCGACCGACGCTATTGTTGCACGACTGCTGCCGCATATAACCGCGACCGGCGATAAGGCGACCGCGATCAAATTGGCCGGCAACTACCGATCGATCCTGGCCAAACTCGACAGCGGCGAAATTCGCTCCGTGCTGGTCGCGCGAACGGCCTTGGCCAACGTCAATAGCGGCCTGCGGCTGGATGTGAAATGGCGGCCGGCAATAGAAGCGATGGTTAAAGAGCTGGAGGGCATCACGGTGGTCGCCGACCTGCAGCGCGTTTTCAGATCAACTGCAACTGCCCTGGAGCTCGCCGCGAAATGATCGATGGCACATACTACCCGCTGACGATTCCAGCAAGTCTGGCCGCTGACTGGATACCCTACGAAGATCGCACGACCGATCAGAAATACCAGACCGACGAATTCCATGCGACCATCGGTGAGTGGGGAGACCTTGGGTTGTCGTTCGGTGAACTGCCTGAACGGATCATCGATGAGGAAGCGGAAAAGCTGGTCACCGGAACGCTGCTGCCGCGACCGTACCAGTTGACCGGATCATGCGTCGGGGTTTCCTGGTGGCGCGCTTTCTGCAACGCGACCATCGGCGATATTCTCTATCGCGGCGATATTGAGGACGTGGCGTTTGCGTTTCCGTTCACGACCTACGGCATCGGCAGGCAGTTGGCGGGCATGCGTGGCAAGGGCGACGGATCGTACGGCGCCGCGCAGGCCAAGGCCGGCCAGGAGTTCGGCGCGCTGCCGATCGACCACCCAGGGCTGCCGCAGCCGACGATCAGCGGCGGTTGGATGTGGTACAGCAAGGCTGTTGAGTACCAATGGTCGCATCCGTCAGGCTGGCCGATTCCGGTCGAGACGTTGCGAGCGGTCGCCAAGCCGTTCGGCATCGGTGAATACAAGCGCCTGCGATCGCCCCAAGAAGTCTGCGAGGCAAAGGCCGCTGGCTGTGGTGTGACCATGGCTAGCAACTGGGGCACGCGTGGCTGTCGTGTCGTCGACAACGTGCTGATGGGCAAGCACGACGGATCGTGGGCGCACCAGATGTCATGCGGCGGCTATTGGCGGCATCCATCGCTCGGGTTGATATTCAAGGACGACAACCAGTGGAAAGACGTCCACGGACATTGCCCGACGTTGTTTCCAATGGGCGTGACTGGGTCATTCTGGCTGCCAGAGGATTCAATGGCCTACATGTGCGAACGTGGCGAGGTCTACGCGCACACGAACACGGGCGGGCGACCGCTTAAGCTGATCGATTGGAAGAATCTCGGGATCACCTACGGCACGGCCGCTTAGGCCTGGTCGCAACCAACAAGGGGACATGACATGCGTACGTTCACAATGGCAATCGTCTTCGTAGCTGCATGCCTGGTCAGTCGCACGGACGCGATTGGCCAGACGTGCGTCAATGGTGTGTGCACTATCCCAGCGACCACGACATGGGCAGCGGTGTGCGGCGCGAACGACGCATTGCGCGATGGCTGCACTAACTGCGGCTGTCAAGCTCCCGTGCAGTCGACTCAGATCGTGCGATCTAGCATCCATCAGCGCGGCGTGTTCCGCGGTCGAGTGCGACTGCTGCAGCGTCGGCCAATCAGGGCACTGCTGCTGCGTGGTGGGTGCCGATAGGTGTATTCGATGATTCAGTTTGGTAAGCAATCAAACGAATGGCGACAAGAAGAATGGGCGGCTGCTATTCGTTCGCGGTTGGCATATCTGAGTAGATCGGCAAAAGCAAATAGAGAGTGCGAATGGAAGGTTGCAATCAGCTCGCGTTTGGTTGGGATGAGGAGCAGGGCAAGCGACTCTCAGTCGTTGGCGTGGAGGAAGAAGATAGCGAATTTCATCAGCAACAAAAGCAAGCGCCGACGAAAGGTAAATCAAGATTATTTACGTGTTCAAGTTGCGGAATAGAGTACAAGGTCAGTGCGAATAAGGCGAGCAAAATTCGCATGAGGAGTATCAGGAATCCAGACAGCAAGAACTTCTGTTCGCGAGAATGTCACGTGAAGCACCAGAGAGACATCGGAATCATCGCCGATGAATCAATTAAGTGCGACTATTGCGATCAGTGCATACGCCCCCATAGGCTGTCAGAAGTCAGGTCGAGGATGTCGAAGAATCCCAATGCACTAAAGTTCTGTTCTCAAGAATGCAATGGGAGATTCAATAAGGCAAATCCTAGTCGTTTCATCAATCAAAATCAAAAATCGAAATCACAACGGCTGTATGAACGATTGGTGGCGAATGGGTTTAGGTGCGAGTTAACCGGAATCGAGCTGAAGCCAGACACGATGACGTTTGATCATGTGATTCCAGTATCAATGGGAGGATCGGACGATATTAGCAACATTCAAATCGTCCACAAGATTGCTAATAGGATGAAGGGCACTATGTCAGTCGATGAGTTCGTGATGTGGTGCAGGATGGTCGTAGATACCGCGTCAAAGTGGGATGTATAGGCAGGTACCCCCCCCGATATATGACTAGGTTCTCCGGCAGCATACGCCCGCTTCGGGGCGGAGCCCGGCTATCGAGCCGCTTTTACCCCCAAAAATCGTTTTTTTGAGTTCATGGAGGTCGCGATTTTTTGCGTTTCCAGCAGCGTTAGGAGGCAGCTGTGAGCCGTAGACGGCGAGCGTTGAGTCAGGTTGCGAAGTCCAAACGCGACAAAAAGCAGGCCGGGGTAGGGGTTTCCGCGTCGTCAGCGCCGGCCGCTGATGCAGTGCACCCCGAACTGTTCACCGATCCGCATCACGTGCGCGGCGACGCCCGCATGGTCGCCAGTCTGATATCGCTCGGCGTCATACCTCCAGCCGAAGCCGAGGTGTTGTTACGGCGTGCGGCCGAAATGGCGAAAGTGACCGAGTCGCCTCGAGAGTATGCGGCACTGGTCAAGGTGCTGGTGTCGTGCGCCAAGCTCGAGCTGGATTCCATGAAGGCCAGCCGACCAGGTCGACCATCAGAGCACGCCCACTTGCACGTACACGCGACGGCACAGCAACCAAATGCAGGCACTCAATCCGTCGGAAATATCCTATCTGAGATCTCTCGCAAGGTCGGATTACCTCAGCTGGCTGAACGCTGCAGCCGGGGAGAATTCGGCAGTTGCTGATGAGATCGCTGCCCTGGTTGGCCGCTCGAGATGGACGGCGAATCGGATTGAAATGGCCGAGTTCTTCGGCGTGTCACACGAGACAATCGACCTATGGCGCCGCAAGGGAATGCCGCACGAGCCGGGCAAGCCAGGCGACGCGACAGCATACGACATCGAGCGAACGGCCAAATGGCTGGCAGGTCAGCGGTCAATCCGCAGCGACTCTGAAGCGGTCGACGGCTATCGAGAGGAGAAGCGACGGACGGCAGAGCTCAACCGACTGCAGCTGGAAGGCAAGCTAGTCGACGCCGTTCGATACGAGCAGCGATTGATCAGGGCGATTCAGGCTATTCGCCGTGGCGTGGAATCGATCCACCGGAGTTTCGGCGACTCCGCGGCGCTGATGCTCAACGATATCTGCGACGACGCGGTTAGGATCCTGGAAGCAGAAGGCGAAAGCGACTCAACCGAATGATTACGTGCGGCCTGCAACGCGAACTGGACGACTCAAAACGGCTGATTGGGGCATTCCGACGGCGACGATTCCGCACGCTAGCCCAGTTCGCCGAGGACGAAATCGTTGTTCCCAGCGGCCCGCACGCCAACGAGCGGCTGCGACTCTCGACGCAACCATTCTCGCGGCTGCTGTATGACGAGATCGATTCGGGCAAGTACTCGGAAATCGTGGTAACTGGGCCGAGTCAGACCGGCAAGACGCTGCTGGCCTGGGTGGTGCCGATGCTGTTCCACCTGTTTGAAATCTGCGAGACGGTGATTGCCGCGGTGCCCGACGGCGACATGATCCGCGATAAGCTCGAGCAGGACATCGAGCCAGTGCTGCGCCGGACTCGATATTGGCGGTACATGCCGGCGATCGGCAAAGGTTCGAAGGGCGGCAACGCATCGTTGATCGCGTTCAAGAACGGCGCGCAACTGCGGTGGATGACAGCGGGCGGATCGGACAAGCGGCGGGCCGGGTTCACAGCTCGAGTTGTGTGCATGACGGAAACCGACGGGTTTGACGTGCGCACCAGCACCTCGTCGGAAGCTTCCAAGATCGCTCAAATCGAGGCCCGCACCAGGTCGTACCCGAGGAATCTGAGACGGATCTACAAGGAATGCACGGTCAGCACCAAGACGGCGCACACTTGGGCGCGATACCAGGCAGGCACAGCGAGCCGGATCGCGACGCCATGTCCGCACTGTGGCAGTTTCGAAACGCTAGAACGGGCTGACCTGACTGGCTGGCAGGATGCCGAAACCGACGTGGCGGCCGGAGATCAGGCGTGCTTCCACTGTCCGAGCTGCGGCGAGCAGTGGGCGGAAGACGAACGCAAGGTGGCCAACTCGCAGGCCGTGCTCGTGCACGCGAATCAGTCGGTCGTTGGCGGTGCCGTGGTTGGTATCACGCCGCGGACTCGCACGCTTGGGTTTCGCTGGAACGCTGCCAACAACATGCTGATCACGGCCGGCGATATCGGTGTTGACGAGTGGGAAGCGGCTCGGGCGATTGACGAGGATGACGCCCAGCGTAAACAGTGCCAATTCGTCTGGGCCGTGCCGTATGTTCCATTGGAGGACGACAACGACAGCGCAACGGCAGAGCAGATTGCACGTCAGACGAGCGACTTTGCTCGAGGCCAGTACCCGCCAGATGCGTTTTTGACGCTTGGGGTCGACGTCAACAAGCCAGTTCTGCACTGGACTGTGATGGCGTTTCGAATGAACGGCGACGGATTTGTGGTCGATTACGGTCGCCAAGGGTTGCGAACCAAGGACATTGGATTCCAAAGGGCGTTGGCCGACGGCCTGGAGAAACTTCGAGAGAAGCTCGACGGAGTCTATCCATATCGTCGAGCTGCGGTCGATTCGCGATGGAAACCGGACGACGTGTCGCTAGCGATCAAGTCGTTGAAGGATAAACGGTGGCGCCCGTTTGTTGGTTGCGGCAAGGGTCAATTTCTCGCGCAGTCCTATTACCATCCGACGCAAATCAGTGGCGATGTCATCTGGGCCGGCACAGCCAATCACGAGAAACTAAATCGCGTGCGGTCTCAAGTCGTGATCTATGCCGATGCGAACTTTTGGAAAACTCAAGTCAAGTCGCGGCTCGTCTTGGATGGTGCTGGCGAATCCGCCAAAACCGATGGGCCGATTCGACTCTATCGGGCGGTTGATGATGGCGAGCACTACCAATTTGGTCGCCACATCACGGCCGAGGAGGAGGAATACGTTCTTGATCCCAAGGGCAAAGGTATGGTGCGGGTCTACAAGACGATCCGCAAGGCCAACCACTGGCTGGATTCAACTTACATCGCGACCGTATTGAGCGACAAGATTTTGCGATCGCCACGCATTTCGGCCAAGGGCGGCGCGATTGCCGCAACTCACCAGCCACGCACGTACGATTCCGAGCCGACGGAGCAAGGATTCAGCGTGCCGACATTTTCACACGAAGGGTACGATAGATGACGACGAAGGAAATCGTAGCGCGCCGGCAGGAACTGGTGGCAGCGCTCAGCGTGTTGCTACCGGACGACGACCTGTTTGCACTGATCGAGCGGGCCGATCAGTCCGACGACTCAGTGGCAGTGCTGCAGGCAGCGTACGACGACGCATCCGTGGTTGGCGGCGAAGTCGAGAAACTAATGGTTCGGCATGGCCTGGCGATCGTGCCGGTAACGTCCAAGAAACTGCAGCCGAATTCGCGCGAGGTCGTGGAGGTGACCGTGGGCTACGAACTGGAGCGCGATACTGGTGAGCGAAAATTATACGCTGGCAAGACGCTGTCATTCGGGCCGCGGTACAAAGCGATACCGTTTGCGACGATCGACGACGCTAAGCAGGCGGCCGTGGTCTGGGTCGACCTGCAGAACGAGAACGGCAACTACCCGGCGACCATTCGGCGAGTCGTACGCATTCCGATTGCGCTGGGCATGCCGACACCTAAGAACGCATCGCAGGTCAGCTGGAAAATGAGCGTAGAAGAAACGGCGAACATGGACGCGATTCTGCGTGGATTACGCGCTGACAATTGCGAATTCGCCGAGGGAAAGCCGGTCGACTCGTACATTGACGTCATGCGATGGTTGATGCGAAAGTTGTTCACGTAGGCTGCGCATGACGCGCAGCTTGCAGATTCAACTGTTGACGCTGCTAAGTATTCTGTCGCTTGTCGCGATTTCCTGACGGCGTGACAACATGCTGGCGATAAATTCGCGGCATGACGACGACCGAAGATATCGCGTATCTGCAGCAGCTCAACCAGCAGGTCCAAGACAACCTGGCCTATCGGTCGACCAATAGCCTGGCCAAAGCTCGGTTGTTGATCGAAGCAATCGAGGGGCTGATTGTCTTCCGTCCGAGCGAAGCGCGCGGTGGCGGAGTCGCCGGCGAGTCGGTGCGGTTTGACCTGGCCACACTGCGCGAGATGAAGCGCGATGTGGAAAAGTGGCTGTCCGGCAGAAACGTTGCGGCCAATCAGTACACCTATCTGGAGTACTGCGAGGAATGAGGCGCAATGGACACCACAACGCGATCGCGATGGCAACTGGCGAGTTCGCCGCCGCGCGAGACACTTGGCGCAATCGCGTATTCGCAAGCGTCAATAACCTGTACAAGATGGCCCGCCGTGGCAGGTTCGCAGTCAAGGTTAACGGATCGGCGCAAGGCGAATCTGCCGATCAGGACTATAGCAGCGAAGCCGACTATTTCCGCATGGTCGCCATCGGTCGGCAGTTCGACCGCGAGGACATTGTGGCCAGTGCCACGGTCAATCGACTTGTCGCCAACGTGATGCAGACCGGGTTTAGCTACGACCCGAAAACAGGCGATAAAGAGGCGGACAAGATTCTCAAGGCGCGGTGGTCTGCCTACGAATCGAGCGCTCAAGATGTCGATGTAACCGGTGAGTTCGACCTGCATACGCTCGCCAGGATGCTGTTCCGAGATTCGATTGTCTCGGGCGACATCTTTGTCACCAAGTTGAATGACGGCCGCCAGCAAGTATTCGAGGGCCACCGTTGCCGGACTCCGCACAACCTAGGTGGCGAAGCGAAGAAATTGTGCATCCATGGCGTGCAACTTGACGGCCTGCGTCGCCGCACCGCGTATTACTTCACCAAGGACGACATCGCGCTAAATTCATCGGTGTCAATGAACGCGGTCGAGGCGATTCCAGCGTACGACCAGCTCGGTCATGCCAATGTGCTGCATGTCTACCACCCGAAGCGATCAACGCAGACTCGTGGTGTGACGAAGTTTGCACCGATCAGCGACGCGGTGCCGATGCACGCGGATATCCAGTTCGCCAAGATGGTGCAGCAGCAGCAGGTCAGCGTCTGGGCAATGCTCCGGCAACGCATGCTGGGATTTGAGTATCCCGACGGCGTCACCGAGAACACGACAACCGAGCAAGATCCATGCCGGGCAGGCCAGACCCGCGCGATCATGAATGTCTCGCCCGGCATGATGTATACCGGCTACCCTGGCGAAACGATCACCGGATTCTCGCCGAACGTGCCGAATCCGACGTTCTTCGACCACGCCCGCCAGATGCAGCAGTTGATCGGCATCAACCTGGATATTCCGCTCGTGATGATGCTGCTCGACGCATCCGAGACCAATTTCAGCGGATTCCGCGGCGCGCTTGAGCAGGCCAAGTTGTCATTCATCGCGTTCCAGCAATGGCTTGCGATGGTTTACTACCGCCCGATCGCGATGTGGCAGTTGAGACTCTGGAGCGATCCGACGTCGCCGCTGGCCGATCCGTTTATTGTGCGACTCCGCGAACGCGGCATTAACGTTTTCGCTCACGAGTGGCAGTATCCGACCTGGCCGTATATTCAGCCAGTCGAAGACGCGACGGCCGATCAGATCAAGCTGCGCACCGGCATGACGTCACTGCGTCGCGCCCACCTGGCACGCGGCATGGATTACGACACCGTCATGGACGAAATCGTCGCTGACCGCAAGGCGATGATTGTCGCGGCCAAGACTGCTGCAGCTGAGATCAACGCTCAATTCCCAGACGACAAAGACCCGGCACACTGGCGCGACTTGGCCGTGCTGCCACCCAGCCAGGGCGAAACGCTGGCGCTGCCGTCAGTTGAACCAGAACGCATGTCGAAGCCGCAGCCGACCGGAGGCACGAGCAATGCCAAGTAACGACCAGGTCAAGCATTATCAGATCGTGGATAACGGCGACAACGAGCCTGCCGAAATTCTGATTTACGACGTGATCGGCAGCAGCTGGTGGGAAGAAACGGTAACGGCCAAGCAGTTCGTCAAGGATTTGCAGGCACTCGGGCCCAATCGGCCGCTGAACGTCCGCATCAATTCGCCTGGCGGTTCGGTGTTTGATGGCACGGCGATGTTCAACGCACTCAAAAAACACAAGGGCCATGTCCAGGTCAATATCGAGGGCATCGCGCTATCAATGGCCAGTGTCATCGCCATGGCAGGCGACACGATCAACATGGCCGACAACGCGTTGATGATGGTCCACAATCCGCAGTCCGTGGCATGGGGCGAGGCCAAGGATTTACGGGCTCAAGCGGACGTGATGGACAAGGCCAAGGGCAACCTGGTCAAAGCGTACACCGCCAAGAGCGGCCAGAGCGACGAGGTTGTGTCGGCCCTAATGGACGCCACGACCTGGATGACGGCCGAGGAAGCCCTGGCCCATGGTTTGATCGACAACGTAACTGGTGCGGCTGATGTTGTGGCCGCATTCGATTCGAGCGTGTTCCAGAATTCGGGCGTCAAAGTGCCAAAGCACCTGCAATCGAAGCTGGCCGCATTTTTCAATTCCAATCCTAACGAGGAGACGAAACCGATGGCGACAGATGCCAAACCGGAACGCGTGCCCGCAACTGTTCAGCAGCTCAAAGCAATGGACGGCGCGGACGATGCCTTTGTCGTCGAGCAAATGACGGCAAACGCAACCGAACAAGAAGCAATCGTGGCGCTCAATAAGCGACTGCGAATCAAGTTGGAGGCCCAGCAGTCTCGTTCGGTCGAGCTGGAAGCGAAGGTCAAGGAGCTGACCGAGGCGGCTGAGAAACCAGCACCGAAAGCCGAAGCCGGCAGCAAGCCCATTGTGTCTGGCAAGCTCGGTGATGGCGAAGGCGGCGGAGCTGATGCCAAGCCGTGGGGCACCGACCCACAAGCGTTCTATCGCGCCGAAATGCAAAAGCTGATCGCTAGCGGCGTAAATGCAGCTCGTGCATCGCAGCGAGTCAACCAAATGCACCCTGGCTTGGTCGACGCATTGGCGCCGGCGGCCGCTTAACGCAAAGGCAATGCGGACACCAGGTCGGCAACGCTGCGGCCGCGCCGGCCTGGCCGCTTTTCCTTTCCAGAGTCAACATCAATCACAAGGTGATTTCATATGGTTCACATTCCCCAACACGATTCCTTCTACATGACGCTAACGGCGGGCGAGGCGCTCGGTTCCTACATCCGCGTCAAGCTCCACACCGATGGCACCGTTTTGGCCGCCGGCGTCACCGAGAACGCAATCGGTTACATGACCGAACGCGGCGCGGCAAGCGGTGCTGCTGCGACTGTTCGTTTGATCGGCATGCCGTTCAATGCAATCGCGGCTGGCGCCATTGAAGTCGGCGACAAGCTGTTTGCCGCGGCGTCTGGCAAAGTCAATGACGTCGATGCCGGTAGCGGGCTCGTGGTTGGCATCGCACTAACCGCAGCTGCTGCCGACACCGATCCGCTAACCGTGCTCCAAACTGATTACGTCAGCTAAGAACTGACAAAGCGTCTGTGCGTGTCCGCATTGCCTTGATTGGTCAACACCAACACAAGGACACAAATAGATGCCTTCTCCATCCACTACGCTTACCACTCTCCGGCCCGACCTGGAAACGTTCTACGAATTGGCGTATTCCGACGTCGAGCGAGATTTCATCGGACCGCGCGTGATGCCGGTCATGACGGTTCCCAAGCAGTCTGGCAAGTTCGGCAAAATCCCGGTTGAGGAATTGCTGCGACACACTGGCGACGGCAAACGCGCGCCAGGGTCGGGTGCTTGGCGCGATATCATCCAGTTCACGGACGATTCGTACGCCACCGAGGAATACACGTTCGAGGAGTTGATTGACGATCGCGAAGCCGCGATGTACAGCGACTACTTCGACGCGGAAACGGTCGCGACCAATCGGGCGGTCAATAAGATCCTGACGCGCCAGGAAATGCGGGTTGCGGCCATGTTTGACAGCACTGCGTATACCAACGCGTCGATGGTGCAGACCAAGAGCAACGGCACCTGGGTGGCCGGCAATCCGGTAACCGACGTGGAGGGTGCTGTCCAAAAAGTGCACGACGCCACCGGCGTTTGGCCGAACGCGATCATCATGAATCGCAAGGTATTTCGCCAGACACGGCTGAATGCGCAGGTGACGGCTGCAATCGAAAGCGCTGGAGCTGGTGCATCGCGTCGCGCGCGAGACGTGACTGAGGAGCACTTGTCGGCCGTGTTCGACCTGCCGTACGTGCTCGTGGCCGGTGGCTCGAAAAACACTGCCGGCCCTGGCGTGGCAGCGACGATTGCGCAGATCTGGCCGAATCACGTTATCGTGGCTCGGATCGCGGAAACGAACGACATGCGTGAGCCGTGCGTGGGTCGTCAGTTCCACTGGACCGAGGACGGATCTCAGATCAGCGGTCGAGTCGAGACTTATCGCGACGAACCGGTGCGAGCCGACGTCGTGCGAGTTCGTCAGGATGTCGACGAAAAGCAGCTGTACCTGCAGATGGCGTGCATGATTCTGTCCGTGATCTAAGCGGAGGCGATCATGTCGCTATTCGGCCAACTATTCCAGACTCACGGCATGCCGTCGCTGTTCGCAACGTTCGGCGACGATGCCGTTGAGCTGGTCTATCGGATCGGCGACAACGAGCAGATCGTGCATGGAATTCGTAGGGCGCAATCAATCGAGATGCGTCTGGACGAGCACGGCGATTCAATCAAGGAGCGAGTATGCCAGGTCGTAATCTCGACCGATGCAACGCACCCCTGGAACGGGATCGCCGACCCACAAGTAACCGCAACGTGGGAAATCAAGGAACAAGGCGCGCCAAGTGGCGATAGATGGGCGGTTGATACTGAGCCCGGCAAGGGCATTCAATCGATCAGCGAGTCATTGGCCGTCATTCACCTAGTTCGCATGAGCGCATCGGTACGCGCGCACGCTGGACTATATAAGAGCTGATCGCATGGCGCTGACCGCTGGCACAAACTGCTTTACCCAAGCCGAGGATTCGGTGCGGTTGATGCTAGCCAAGTCGCCGAAGTTGAGGACATTCCTGGGCGCTGCCGATGAAGCCGGCGCGCAAGCTAGAATCTACACCGACGAGGTGCCAAGGTCGGACCAGGTCGACCGAGATGATTTTGATACCGACGTCTATTTGGCACAGTTTCCGTGCGCGATTGTGTCGCCACCCAGCGACGGCCGCTGGTTCGTGATGAAGGCAATCGCCCGCGACAATACGATTCAATACGACATCGCTTTCACGTTCGTCGTCAGGCTGGAGACGTTTGCAGATCCTGCCAAGGACGAGCAGGAACAGCTGCGGTATTTCAAGAACCTTGCCCTGGATGGCATCGAGGAAATGATTGCCAGCCAGACCGGAGAGCCAAGCGTTTTCATGCCAACGGAGGTATCGGTTCTGGAGCTGTACCGCGCGGACTTTCGCAAGCGTCAAGACCTGGGCCATTTGCTCGGGGTCGTGATCCAGTTCGAAAGGGTAACCGAGTGAAGCTCGACATTATCATCGAGGAGACCGGCGCTGTCACGATGCACGAGAAAGACGTGCGCAACGCGGTTCGCGATCAATTGCATGGTGCCGGTGAGCATTGGCACAAGAACTTTCGCAAGCGACACTTTCACACAATCGCGTTTTCAATCTATCGATACACGCCGCGCGCACGCGGGTATGATTTCCGCAAGCTGCGAAAACTCGGGCATCGATTTCCGCTGGTGTTTACCGGCACGTCGAAACGACTCAGCGAAGGCAAGACGATTCGGGCGACTGACAAGCAAGTTGACGTAGTGATGGGCACTAGGGCATTCAATTTCAAGAACCCCAGATCCAACGTCAACATGCGCGAGGAATTCACGCAGATCAACGAGCAGGAACACGCGGAAATTGACGCACGAATGGACCGCGGCCTGCGCAGGACTTTGCTAGGCTGGCGCGGGAAACGAAAAGCAACGCTGCGCGATGAACGCGGCCGATTTATAAAGGGTTGAATCAATGCCGTGGGAATCAGACTTCCGCGTTTCGACGATCACGTACGACATCGACAACGGATCTGTCACGCCCGTGCGCGGGATCGTGTCAGCATCAGCGCCGGCCAATGTTGAAGTTGAGCACGAACAGTCGGCCGGTTCGATCTACGCTGACACGATCACGGTGCGGCGAGCGCGGCCAGTGGTGTCGTTCACGACAGTCGACATTCCGTCGGCAATCAGTGCGTTCGGCCTGGTCGGCAAGTGCATCGACGGCGACGGTGATGACGAAGGCATTGCGTTCTTCGGCCAAAAGCAGTCGTGCATTGGGATTGCATCCGGCAGCGTTCACGACAAGTATCTGATTAAGTCGGCGATTGTCGTTCCAACCACGCTAAGCGTTGACCATTTAGGCAACTGCCAGCTGAGCTACGACGTCTACACTCGGTCGACCGATGGAACGACAGCGCCAATCGTGCGGTCGGCAAATAACGCGCTGCCGTCCGTTTCTGCTGGGCCAATTGGCCGCTGGACGATGCGGGCAATGACAGTCGGCGGCGTGACAGTCACTGGCAAGCGGTCAATTTCGATCAACTTCGGCGCGACGGTAACGCAAGAAGGCGCCGACTCTGAAATCTATGATTCGGTCACGTCGCTGGCGTCGGTGTTTCCGGTGATCAATGTGCGCGGCGTCGATCCGGCCTGGTTCAATACGGTCACGACGTTGCTAGGCGGACTGGCTACGCACGCCAATACGTCAATCCAGCTGAAGCGGCGCGACAAGGCCATTAACCTGACCGAGCACATCGTGCTGACTGGCAACGGTACGGTGACGCTCGACACGTTATTCAATGCACAGCTGCAGTCGCCGACTGAGTGTGCTTTCAACGTGCATCTGAACCATGACGGGACTAATGCGCCGATTCTGGCGCTGACCGGCCAGACTCTCAGCTAGGACAATGCAACGTGTTTTTGTATTTCGCACCGAAAACTACCTCCACGCAGCCGCCGGCCGCGATCGCCTACGCATTCGAGCGTCCGCCAGTTTGTCGCGAGGTCATCGCCAACGGGCCAGACGGCGGCCAAGGGATACTGTACGGCGAGCGAGCCGAGTCGCTTGGCTTCAATCGCAATACGCAAAAGTGGCTGAGGATACCGGGGACTGACTGCTGGTGCGGCTGGTCGACCGATCAGGAGTTGCCCACGCCCGAGCAGCTGATTCGCCGGGAGGCATTGGCAGGGCATGCCGTCGAGCTGGGCGGCGGCCAGTCCTGGCTGGTGCCGGTCGCTCGCTCGGTGGTGCCAGACGCACCGGAACTGCGCTGGGTGGTTCGTCTGCCGCAGCAGCTGGAGCTCGGGGACGACGGCCAGTGGTACTACGGGCCAATCGTCAAACGATACCAGCGACTCTGGGAAATCGCGTCCACCTGGTACGACCAGGTACTGCGCGGCCGACTCGGCGGCGGTGACGATATCGAGGTGGAAATCTCGGTGGCTGACGCGATCAACCTGGCCTGCGAGACGCTGCAATTCAACTACCGCGTTGGCCCAGTCGAGTTGTCGGCCATGGGCGTTTGGGAAACAGGCCTGTTTGGCGTCGTGCTCGACTCGCTGTGCGACCTGCAGACGCTGGTGGAATGGTTGCAGGCCCGCGCGGACGCGACGCCGGATCCGGCCAGCCCGGAAAAAAAAAGCGGCGACTGACGACCAGGCTGCTGCAGCTGACCAGGTGGCTGGATAGACACGACGACACATACTGCCCGACAATTACCGACCTGATCATTCTGAGCGACGCATGAGCACGATTAAAACGACCATGACGGCCGATGCTCAGCAGCTGCTTGCGGCGCAAAAGCAGGTCGCGCAGGGCGCCGCGAACGTCACGAATGAGTACCGTACAGCGACGCAGGAATCGGCGCGGCTGTCGTCGGTTGCGACTCGGGCGTGGAACGAAACCAGGACGCCGCTGGAAAAGTACAACGCCAAGTTGCAAGATCTTGGGACGCTGCTGCGAAAGGGCAAACTGGACCAGGAGACATACAATCGAGCGGTTGAGCAGGCCGGCGACCGATATCGGAAGGCGACAGACAGCGCTGGCAAGTTGAATGCCGTCATGTCATCGTTGGCGACGTCTGCCGCTGGATTCTTGTCGGTCGGCGCGGCGATATCGTTTGTGACGCGAGCGCTGGAGGAGGCCAACCAGCAGGCCGAAGTAGCCGCAGAGTCGTTGCGCCAGGGCATCGCCAGTCGAAATGAGCTGGCGCAGGTGCTCGACAGCATGGGTACAGCCGACGAACAGATTGCGGCATTCATGACTCGTGGCGGCGCTGGCAACCGGCGTCAGCTCGCGTCGCAATCCGTGTTCGAAATGCAGTCGGCCGGCCTGGCTGGCGACATGGACACATTTCTGCAGGTCGGGCGATCCGGCCTGGTCGCGGCAGATGCGCTGCCAGCAGTCATCGGTGCGATTAAGTCGCTCCAGGTCGCATTCGGCGAGCAGGAAGCCGGCAAGTCAAAGGCGATCTTGTCGAAAGCCCTGGCCGCCGGCGCTGTCGCCAAGGGTTCAATGCAGGACGTCGTGACGGCGACCAGCAGCGCAGGCGCCGACGCGGCATCGCTCGGGCTGAGTGACGAGGAGACGATGGCGGCAATTGCCGTGCTCAGCGTGCCGCTGGGTAGCGTGGACACTGGCGGCCGTCATGCTGCGGCATTATTTCGCGAGCTCAAGAAAGGCGGATTCAAAGGCAGCTTGAGCCAGGCGCTGGACATGATGCAAAAGCGCATGGCAGGTGGCGAAACAGTTATGCAGATTCTGGGCAGCGAAAATGCCGAAGCGTCGAAGGCTGCGAATTTGCTGCTAACTAATCGGCAGCCGTTGGCAAGTTTGACCGCGGGCGTGCAGGCCGGGAATACAGGCGCTGCATTGCAGGCTAAGTTGAGTCTACTCGAAGCCGATCCCCAGGCCAGGGCGTTGGCGAGCACTATGGCCGCTCAGGGCGCTGTTGACATTGCAAGAACGCGAATGGGGCAGCGCGAGGCATTGTACAGTTCGCTGATGGAATCGAGCGACGAATTGCAAAGGCTGACTGGATCGGGGCCGGTGTCGCGACTATTCATGAGAATGCAGCAGGCGATGCCAGGTTGGGGCGTGCGTGCACTGGGCGTTGAGAGCCCGACACTGCCAGCAATCACCGAGGACATGCGCGCACAATCTCAGCTGCCGGGCAATGAGGACATGCTGCGGGTGCTCAAGAATATCGAGGAAATTCAGCGGCAGATCGTAGACATGAATCGCGCGGACCAGGCAGAGCGGCAGCGAGCGCTGCGCGATCGTTCACCAGCGCCGCGGCCGACTATTCCGGCGCCGGAGAACTAACCGATGGCAACCTGGAACCAGCTCGGGCCGCATTACTTCCGCAATTTCTTAGGGCCGTCGCCGCCTGGCAGGCTAAACGAAACGATCGAGCGCATCGATGTGGCCGGTATCGACTATTCGATCCTGCGCAAGAAGGGTTTCCGATCGCAGAATTTCCAATTCGATTCGATTGTCGATTGCCCAAGCTATCTAATCGCACGTGGCACGTATTACACGTATACGACCGACATTGGCGCGGCACCCAGCAAGCTGGTCTGGGCTGGTTACGATTACGATACAGAACGGATTCGATTTGCGGTGACTGGCGTTGAGCTGGTCGAAATTCGGCGGCGGCTGATCATCTGCGGCGCGCTGTACCCAGGGAACACATTCGACCTGGTCGCGCGTTGGGCCGGCGTATTGGTGCCGGTGGAATAAATGGCAGACATCAACGACACATTGGTGCGAGATGAACGGCAGCCGGTGATCTGCACGCGGGCCGCGTGGTCGGATGAGTGGGAGGTGCGGACCGATTTAATCGTGCAGTCGCTTGAGCTGTCGTTAGGGTCAATCGGCCGCGCAACGTTCGTGCATTATTACGGGGCGCTGCAGCAGGGCACCGACAACGAGTATTTCAACGTCGATCCGGCCAGCGTTGACAACCTATTCGTCAAGGTCGTGGCGACGCCGACCGATCCAGACGAAGACGAAATCACCTGGTACGGCGTGTTCGTCGTGGATGAACTGGAGTCGCACGGCGCCGATGCCAGTCCCATGGCAGGCAATCAGCGACTGGTGGCGTACTCGCTGGAGTACATTTTGACACGCATCCAGTTGACCTACACGGTGCTGGACGACGGCAACGCAGTCAAGATTACCGCGCCATTCAACGGATTTCGCGGCGACCGTTCAGCCAACCGTGCGCAGAACGGCAACAAGTCGCCAGATTCTGAGCTGTTCGCCCGAGAGCTGTCGTCGGCCGTCGAGTGGACTGCAGCGGATATCGTCACCTACCTGAAGCGATACTGCGGACCGCAGGGGCCGCCATCCGGCAGGATCGACGGCGCGACGCTGGTGAATGGAATCGACGACTTGTTTGACTTTACGCCAGAGATGGTGGCGACTGCTGGCCAGACCGTCTATCAAGTGCTCGACTCGCTATTCCATCCGCAGCGCGGCCTGGCCTGGCGGCTGGTGGTTTCGCCGTATTTCGACGCGCTTTGGAGGATCGAAGCCTATTCGCTGGCTGACGAATCACTGGAGCTGCCCAGCGGCGTGCGCGTAACTGAGGCGCAGGTCAAGAAATCATTTGAGGCATTCAACCGTCGCGACCTGCTGGACTGCACGCTACAGCAGGATCGCGCGCGGAAATACGATCGCATTGTGGTCGAGGGCGGTCAGTTCGGATCGGTGTTTGAGCTGTCAACGTATCTTGAGACGCTGGAACAAGACTGGACTGACGAGGAGCTGGAAGCCTACAAGGCTGGCGCATCCGCTGAGGACGGTTACGCGGCGCTCGATCTGGCCGAAAAGAAAACGCGCAACGACGACGTGCGCGCGAGCGAGAAATGCCGACATGTCTTTGCGAGGTATCGAGTGCCCAAGAATTGGACCGCAACAGTCTCGTGGTCCGAGGTTGATCACCCGGTATTCCCGGCGCCATATACCGACGGTGAGTACGACTCACTTGGCGAATTTACTGGCCACAGTGAAAGCGAAAACTTGTGGCTAGATTCGATGAGGTTTCTGCCATATTTGCCCCTGAAGACGCAGACCGACTACGCGACTGCGGACGATGAGCCAGCGTCAAGTCATCTGGCCGACACGCTGACTGACTTTCGCAGGCCGTTTGCTGTAGTTGGGCGATATGACAACGGGACGATCACTAACGATTCGATCAACTTGACCAGTTCGCTGGAGACCGCAGCAGACGATGAGACCGCTGGCATCGGCATTTCAGCATCGGTCGAAGTGCATGAGCATCAGCTAGGCGTCACGATCAACGCCAACAAGTTGCCGCACTGCCTGCAAAATACCCACATATTCGACGGCACTGATCCGGCTATCGCGCCGTCGCACTATGTCGCCGGTCCGCAGAATCCGATTGGCGAAGACGAAATCTACGTGACAGTTTATGCGCGATCATCGAACAATGTGATCGTGCGATATCCCGAGGCACTGCCCAGCGGACTGCCCTACGCGTCCGAGCTGGTAATCCGACTCGGCGACAAGGCCAGAGTTGACTATCTGCTACCAGGCACAATCGTGGATGTGCAGGACCGTCAGAAGAAATTTTCTCCGATCGGTCGTATCTTGCGCGACGATCGATTGCTAATGATGGACATCGCGCTGCGTGCCTGGCAATACCACAAGGTCACGCGCAATGTGGTATCGCTGAAATTCGCCAGCATTTACAACGGCCTGCAGCTCGGCGACATGCTTACCCACATCCAGTTGGGCGGCCCGACGTATCTGCAGGATGGCAACGGCGCGTATATCGCGACCAGTGCAGGAAGTCTGCCGGACACGATCGACAATGAGTTACTCGGCAATGGCAATGGCGAAGTGTTCGCATTCAACGACGTGCTTGCAGCGACTGGCGAGCAAACCGTAACGCCAGGTGCCGCCCTGGCTGGCACCAAATTTATCGCGGTCGATGGTACTAATCGATTGATTAATACGGTTGTCTCAAGAATCGTTTACGACTTCATGACGATGACGACGCACGTGCAGACACAATTTGCGGAGCTCAATTTCGCGGGGGTGGTCGATGCGTAGCGTCGGTGAACGAGTGCTGCAATTAGAGCGGACGGTTGCGGACCTGCAAACCGAGCTGAACGCATCTCGCCAGCGTCTGGTATCGCAAGCCGCGCAGCCGCAGGTCCGCATTGCCACGATAGCGACGGCGCCAACCAGCGGCAGTGACAAAGCATTCGGTGTCGTGTTCAACGACGGCACGTTTGATACTGTGCCGGGGCCTGGGTCGGTCAGCTACGCCGCGCGACAGTCAACATACAAGCACGTCGCCTACAACTTGGGCGACAAGCAGCCGGCCATGGGCGACAAGGTGCTGGCATTTCTCAGCAACGGCCGCTGGTGGTTCGCTGTGCATGAAGGAAGCAGTACGCCGGTGTTTTCAGAGCCAGCGATTAACGTTTTCGGGTATCGCGAACTGTACTATGTGTCGGGCCCGAATGCTGGGCAGCGGGTTGGGCACGTCAATACTGGGACGTCGCTAGCGATGTGGTATGGCGAAAGCGTGCATCAGCAGGCTGATATGTCTTGGGAATATCAGTGGGGCCAGGATTTTGGCGCATCTGCAGCAGCTGCCGGTGGGTACTCGCTCAACTTGTCGCAAATAGGAACCTACAGAGTTACAGTTTCGGGATTGCTTTATCGATTCTACGAATTTTCAATGTCGCCAGCGTTTCCAGATCCGCCGCGCACGTACTTCGTCGAAATCAATTTCGCTGCGTCTAAGTCGCTTTCGAGTCAAATTGACAGCCAGCGATTGATTGTTTCGTCAACCATGACGACGGATGAACAATGCACGACCACGCCCGGATCGAATTTCGAGAATGAGCAGCTAGAGGTTCTGTCACACAACGAGACTGTCTACGGCGAAACGATCGTTAAGACGCTCTCGACAAACACTGGTTTGAGATTTAGGGGAACCATCTATTACGATAGCGGCAATGAAGCCATTGAGTTTGGCGCGTGGCTTACTGAGTTGCTGCTAACTATCGAGAAGCTCGACTGATGTTCAAAAGTGCGATTGATTCGCACAACTGTCAACCAAAATGCTGTTGAAGCATACCCACTAATCACTTTCAAAAGGATGACACTACCATGCCATACCTTAACGACTTCGTTTTGGACCTTGCTCTGAGCAACTTGGACACTGCTGGCAATCGCCTGGACATCTGCACGCAGGAACCTGCCAACTACACCGAAGCAACGAGCACCTACACCAAGGGCAACAAGACATCGCTATCGATTGGTGCTCCGGCCGACCGCAGCCCTAACGGACGTAAGGTGACGATCGCTGCGATTACTGACGGCACAGTGACCGGAACGGGAACTGTGACGCATTGGGCTATCAGCGACACTGGCAATAGTCGCCTGCTCGCCGCCGGTGCGTTGTCCGCCAGTCAGGCGGTGACGTCTGGCAATCCGTTTACTTTGGCCGCATTCGATGTTGGTTTACCGGACGCAGTGTGATAACGAGGTCGACAAGTGTCAGCACCTACAGTAAACGCCCGTGCGACTGGCGAGCAGACTAGCAATAGTCTGACGCACCCAATCACGCTGCCGAGCGGAATCTCCGCTCGTGATATGCTCGTGGTGTTTTTCTGTGCTGATGGGAATCCAGCTCACTCGATATCGTCAGGAACCGGCTGGACGCAGTTGGGCACCACATATGCACAAGGTACGGCGGTTTCAGCCAGCATCTGGTACAAAAAATCGGACGGCAACGATTCCTTGACGTTGGCAACAGATGCGTCGGAGCAGTCTAGCCACATCTCGTATCGAGTCAGGGACACGGATCAGGTGTCAGGCGAGCTGGCGAAAGGGAGTTCAACCAACTCGAATCCTCCGTATGCGTCGAACGGCTACGGATTTAATACTCACCTGTGGGTTGTGTTTCGTGGTGGAGACTCGCAAGTCCAAGTGTCGGCCGCCCCAACGGGATTCACTAATCTAACGACGATCACCGGCACAAACGCAGCCGGCACATCGTGCGCGATGGCCGACGATAATACCACTACGACCACGAATCGTGATCCCGACGTATTTACGAACGATACCGAGCAGTGGATCACTGCTACGATTACGCATCGCTACGTCGAAAATTTGGGTGCGACTGGCATCACGTCGTCGCCGGTCGTCGGCACGCCAGCGATCACGCAGTCACATACGCTGACAGCAACTGGCGTCACATCGTCACCGGTTGTTGGAACGCCTGAGCTAACCAGTAGCGGACCGGTCGATCTGACCGCAACTGGCATCACATCGACGGCCGTGGTCGGCACGCCCGCTATTACGCAGTCGCACACACTCGCGGCAACTGAGATCACGTCAACGGCTGTTGTTGACCAACCGGCGACCGGGCAATCCCACACCCTGACAGCGAACGGGGTGACGTCGACAGCCACCATAGACACTCCGGCGATCGGCCAACAACATGAGTTGTCCGCGGTCGAGATCACGTCGACGGCAACGGTAGACTCGCCAACGCTCACGCATATCCACGCATTGGCGGCCGCGGAGATCACGTCAACCGCGGTGGTCGATCAACCGATTTTGTCGCAGAACCATGCACTGGAGGCGGTCGGAGTCGACTCCACGGCAACGGTCGACACCCCGGAGCTGGGCCAAACTCACGTCCTGGTAGCAGTCGAGATCACATCGGATGCCGTCGTTGACCAGCCAGTAATCGGTCAGTCGCACGTGCTGGCGGCCGATGGCATCACGTCCACCGCGACCGTGGGCGAGGCCGAGATCGGCCAGACACACGTCCTGGAAGCCACCGAGATCACGTCGGCCGCAGTCCTTGGAATGCCGGCGCTTGCCGAGGCGGGATCGTTGTCGGCCGAAGGCGTGACGTCAACCGCCGTCTTGGATCAACCAGCTCTCGGGCAGGTCCACATGCTGGCCGCCGATGGAATCAGCTCCACGGCCGTCGTCGACACGCCAGCGATCACCGTCGTCCACGCTCTGGCCGCTGACGGGCTGACATTGACACCAACGGTCGGCACGCCGTCCATTGCCCAGCAGCATGTGCTAACGGCGATTGGGATTACATCAACTGCAACAGTCGGCATAGCTGAATTTCCGATAACACAGGACGTGCTGGCCGATTATATTGACATTTTCTGCGACGAAAGATCGTACAGCATCACGACGGACGGCAGTTCATTCAACATCACATCGCGCGGCAGTTCATTTGTAATCACGTCACGCGGCGATTCATTTCTTGTCACATCACGCGACGATTCCAGGTCGATCCTGGCCGGACTCTAACCATGAAACCACAACAGAACGTTTTCATTAATCGGACGCAAAACGACACCGACCCGATTCCAGTGATTTTGAAAGTGGTCACCGATCTCGGCATAGTTAACGTGTCGGACGATGATGCTGTTGTGATGCACGTGCAGACAACTGGCGGCGTGGTTTCGATCACTGGTACCGCCAAGGGTGACTCGTCGGGGACGTTCTACTTTGCGCCGACTCTGGTCAAGACGTACGCGGCACAAATGAGATTTGAAATCCAGGTGACGCGGGACGTTGACGGTGTCATTTACACTGCCGCGACCGGTCTGATTATTAATGCGGCTGAGATTGCCTAGCGCACTCAAATAACCAATGTCGTTTAATCTTTCCCGTAGAACTGGCGACGCATTCGAAATCCACGGCGTGCTGGTTGAGATCACCGAGGTCCGCGACGGTAAGGTGGTGCTAAAATTATCCTCTTGTGAACAGTTCACGGTCCGCTATAAAGATCTCAAGCGGCCAGCAAAATGCGACGCCGGTGACCAGGCCCAGAATCGGGCGGAATACTCGATTCGGAAGGTACGCAACCGTGGCCCGCATCACCCGTGACGCAGACGTGTCAGTCGTCACTCTGACGAACGTTCTTGGCACTACTCCGGCGATTCCGTTCGCGGCCTGGGCCGGCGCTGTCGTGATCACGCCCGCAGCCTATGCGTCGACATTGGTCACCGTCTATACGGCAGCGTCTGATGCTGACACGTTCGTACCGCTCAAGGACGCCAGCGGCAATGCGGTGACGTTTCCGGTAGCAGCATCTGGCGCAGTCGTCATGCCGGCCATGGTATACGGCTGTCGCTGGCTGAAGCTCGTGACGAATGCCGACGACACAACTCGCAGCGTCTCGATTTGCAGGAAGGGCTAGTCAGTGGGCTACGCCGATCTATTACTTTTGCCGATCGCTGACGATGAGGACGGCGGCGGTGGTGGCGGAGGGTTCGACCCGCCAATCGATCGCGGCTGGGTCTGGCGCGACGGGTGTCAGCAAGAGTGGCGAGATCTGTCTAACGGCGTGTGGCGCGAAGAATAACCAACCAGGGAGCCGCATCAATGGCCGTCACCAAAGGTATTCACGAACAAGACGTATACGACCTGGCCGACCTGGCTGGTGCCACGATTTGGTTCCCGCTCGACGATTCAGACGCAGAGGCGTCCGGCCGCGTGTCGCTCGATACCGTGCTGGCCTATATCGCTGCCAACGACCGCGATGCCGACGAGGACGACTTGGGTACGCTGGACGAGCCGACGACAATCGATTTCGATACCGGCGACTATTGGAACAAAAAGTTCGTTGCCGACGTTGGGGAGCTCGAACTGACGCTGGCTGCCACCCAGAACCGTTCGTACGAATTCAAGGTTAAGCAGGACGCGGTAACGGGTGGACGAACGCTTGACATCACCAACGCAACCTGGCGTGGTGCACCGGAACAACCAGCCGCGGCACCGAATGCCGAGAGTCTGTACCGCGTGCGCAAATCTGGATCAACTTATTTCGTGTCGAGGATTGGGTAAGCGATGAAGACAGCACGATTGAATCTCTGGCCGTTGGTTGTTGCGTTCGCCGTGGCCCTGGCTGGGCAAGCAGCGTTTGCCGAAACGTTCACCGTGGCGAATGTCGCGGCTCTCGCGACGGCGCGGCCGGGTGATGGGGATATCGTTGTCACCCTTGGCAAGACGACTGTCGGCGACGGCGGGACGCGGACCTATCGATATGACACTGACTCCGTGGCTGCGGCCGATGGGTTCAATGTCGTTGATGGACCTGGGAGCGTTGGGCGATATGTCGCGCTCGATCAGGAGATGGTTGGCGTTCAGGTTGTCAATGTCAAGCAGTACGGCGCTGTCGGTGACGGGTTAACAGACGACTGGTCCGCGATTCAAGGCGCTATCGACGCATGCGGCGGATCTACATACACGCCGGGAGTGTCTACCGTTCTCTTGCCTCCTGGACGATACATCATTTCGCGGCCGCTCTATATCACGAAGCCGATCCGCTTTGTCGGATCAGGGTGGAATGCCACGTCTATTGAAGCATCTGGAATCGATGACGGGTTCGCCATTCTCGTGAGCGGGAACTATTCGTTTATCGAAGACATGTCAATCGTCAACACGGATGGTTCTGGAATCGCCTGGATTATCGGCGGCTATAAGTCGGCCGCTAAAAATGTGTGGGTTGGCGGTACTGTTCGAGACATTGCATTCCTAAACGCTGGCAGCCAGCAGCTAAGTTGGAACAATCTTTGGGTGTCGTCGAACGGCTATCGAGTTGCGCCTGGATCGACATTCCCGAAGGTTGGTTTCTCGGTCACGTCATTTGCTAAGTACGGAACAGCCATTGCCGACATCGAAGCTACTGGATTGAGCGGGTTGACGTTAACGTTTCAATTTGCCGGAGTTGCGCAGACCGTTACCGTAGGTGGAAATCATATCCGCGACGTCGTGGAGGCAATCAACGCCAAGACGATCGATTCTGGAATCGTCGCTACCTACAGCAGTGACGACGAATTGTTTCTGTCTGCCACTGGATACGACGACGGCACCGATGCTGCCAACTGCGACAATGATTTGATCCTGACAAATGGCACAGGTCTGTGGTCTGCGGTCGGATTCACTGCTGGGACGTATACCAGCGGAAATACGATTGGCGCAACGAACGGCTCACAAATCAATCACTGCCACGCAGAGGGATGCACCAAATACGGCCTAATCGTAGATAGTTCACGTCACACGGATTCAAAACGAGGAACGATTAGCATTGTCGGCGGAGTATTCCAAGGCAACGACACGACTGACGTTGTCATCAAGGATTCACGCTACGTGAACTTTCACGGCGTTTACGTCGAGCCATCAGGCGGCGTTGTGCTGGCACTTGACCAAGCGGATTTCCTGTCGTTCACCGGCGGCATTGTCGCCAATATGACGGTGGAAGATACTCACAATGCCGTGTTTTCTGGCGTGAATATCACCCAAGCATCTATCGATTCGTCGTCGTCGGCCAATACATTCGTCGGCTGTAATCTATCGACGTCATTGACAGATTACGGACTCGCGACTCGCCTCATTTCGTGCTCATCCAATGCGTATCCTGATGGAAGCGTAGCGATAGGAACTGGCATCGGTAGTTATCGCGTTGTGAACAAGAACACAATGCTCGACTATTCGTCAGCGTCATCCGTAAACACGCCGTGGGGGTTTGACATAAGTGGCCCGACCACGAGCGCGAGAGTAGCTGGTGTCGACGGTCCTTACGCCTTTGAAATCAACAACCAAACATGGGCCGACTGGGGTCTGCAATACACAATACCATCCGCAGAGGCCGGAACGACGTCATCTGAGGTTAAACAGTATTTGTCGGTATTTGCTCGCGTAAAGCGAACGGACGCTGCAGAAGCTACTGCGACAGCACCGGGTTGCGTGATTGATTTCGGAAACGCGCATATCGAAAGAGCATGCGCGACGGCGGATACTGTCGATGAAGAATACCCCCTGAATACTTGGGTAGAAAAGCGGTGGTCGTTTGAAATCGACCCTACTCACGCTGATATAGTCGTTACCCTCACTCCAGATCAGGCTGGCGGTGCAGGACTTCGCCAGCTAGTAGTCGATGCATTCGTAATAGCGATCGGAGACTGCCCAGTGACGGCAGTTCACGGTCACGGCGAGTTTAATCGAATGCTCTTAGCAGGTCGTGAAATTACTAGTGCGTCGTCAGCTCCTGCGTCTGGATCGCATAGAACCGGTGCCATTGTTTTCAATTCAGCACCAACCGCGGGGGGCAAGATTGGCTGGGTGTGTACTGCTGGCGGTTCACCTGGAACATGGAAAGAATTCGGCGCGATTGACCCATAGGCGAGAATCAACTTAAGTCTGGAAGATACGATATGAACCTCCTCATCCTCACATCGATCCTCAGCGGCTGCGCAGTGCAGCAGCAAGCCGTTATTCGGTAATCATTCACCACCAGTCAAACCAGCCACTAGTAACTAACGAGCGAATAGCATGGCCGACACGGTAACGACAATCGGGGCGCAAGCGGCAATCGACGCCGGATCACTGGCGAACAGCACAACGCGCGGCAACATTCGCATTCCGGTCGACGACTACAATCTTGGCTCGGCGAATAAAACGCGGCGCGTGACGTTCGAGCAGATTGTCGAAGTCGCCGTCGACGAAGCGGTCGACGCCATGGGCGGCAGTGGTGGTGGCGCCGTCCAGATCGCGACGATCGCCGCGCTGCGTGCGATGTCGGACACGCCCGACGAAGTTTACGTGCAGGGCCACACGACGGCCCTGGATGGCGGCCAAGGATTGTTTCGCCTGCTTGCTGCCAGCGGTCGCACTGCCGGCGATATCGACAGCTCGGGCGAGGACGACAACGGCTGGCATATCGTCTGCACCTCAACCGGCGCGATGTACGGACGCGACGACAGAGTTGCAACGCCCGAGCATTTCGGCGTGGTGGGATCTGTCAGCGCTGTGGCTGCGGCCACTGCCAGTGACCAAACTGCCGCGATGCAGCGCTGGCTTAATATGTGGGCCAATCCGGCTGCGTTTCCTGGGATCAACACGGTCCGCGGCATGGCCAAGTGGATCAAGCCGCGATTCGAAGCGCACGCGTTATTTTATCGCTGCTCGTCGATGCTGACGGTGGAAGTGCCGCTCGGCAATCCGGCCTGGTATGGCGGCCCGAATTCCAGCGAGCTGATTTTTCATGGCTCGGTGTTCAAACTGTACACGGAGAACTTTCCGAGTTTTCGCGTCATCACATGGCGCAACAGCAACTGCCCAAAGATGCGGTTGCGATACTACAAGCAGCTCAACAGCTCCAAGACCGGCTGGAATGCGACGACCTATCCGCAGCGTTATCGCGATCCGGCTAGCTATCGCGTCTGGCAGGCGTCTACCGAGTTTTTTCGAGACGAAGAAATTAAGTACACCATCAGCGGCGTGACCTATCTGTACGTCGTGACACAATCTGGCACAACCGACGGCACGGTGCCGACCACATCCACCAGTGAACAGACCAGCGGCACTTGCAAGTTTACGCGGCTGGGGTCGATCACGACCAGCGACGGTAAGTGGATGCGTGACCATATCTGCGAGTCGCGCGACATTGGCGTCTGGTGCGATCAGTTGGAAAACACGCATAATTTGGAAATCGACGGCGAGAACACGCTGATCGGTATTCTTGTCTGCCCGCGCGGTGGTTCATCGAACTCGTGTGGATTCAGTACGATTCACGCGCGCTATCTGCTGGGCTCGAAATTCCCAATCGTGATCGCGAACCACGTGTTCGACTATTTGGTTGAAACGGCGACCGCGCGAAAAGCGTTGACTGGTGTGCCACCGCTGGCCGTGGTTCGGCAAACAACGGATGCGACCTATGATTACGTGTTCACTGGCGCAGCCGGCACGGAGTCGAGCGACGGCAGTTGGACGCAGCGAGCTGCACGAACCACGATGGGCTGGTGCAACGATCTGCGGTTCAAGGTCGATCTAACCTACGGGCGCGGCAACTCGGTGATCGACACGACGCAGTCGACTTATGGCGCGGTGCAAACCGTGTTTGGCTTTCTCTACTTGGAGTCTGGAAAAAAAGACTTCTCGGTGTCGGTTGGGTCCAGCACGTCAGTAATCACAGCAACAGATTCTGGCGGCACGCCAGCCGCGCATGGCTTCACCAAGAACGACGAAGTCTATCTGACGACCACCAGCGCGCTGCCAACCGGGCTGTCTGCATCGCAGCGGTATCGTGTTCTTAGTCAGAGCACGTTAGCCGGCGAGACACAATTCACACTGCGTACGGCGCCAGACCTTACATCGCCGGCCACATTTTCGACCGATGGCGTTGGCGATCACTACGTGCAGAAAATCTCAGCCGTTGGCCCGAGCGGAAATTTCATCGACGATATCGGCCTGGAGTTTCTGGAGCTGCCATCTGGCAACGTCGAAATGGTGATGATGATGTACGACAGCGGCGACGAAGGATCTGTGCGTTGTCGCAACGACAATGCCAACCGCGGTTCAGCGGCAATTCACTTGCGGCATGTCAACCGCAACGAGTCGCCGAAGTACAACGAGACTCGCACGATTCGCGCTGGTCGACGATTGAATCTGACGACCTGGCAGAACGACCGGAACAACGGCTGCTTGAATCGCGTCATTGAATCGCCGTACATTTCCGACAGAATCGTGGAATACAACGTCCAAGATCTGATGGAGGACGCACTGTTCAGCGGCAAGGATCGCGTGTACTTCCGACGGTCTGGCATTTGGCATTCGAGCGAAACGACGCATCGGCAATATGCCACTTATCGCACTGCCGCAGATGCCAATACGATTGTGTTCAACGCGGCCACGCGGTCGTTCGACGTGCCATACCAGCACTGCTTCGCGGTGATCGTGGAAATCCCAGTGAACCACACTGGCCAGGCGATACTTGAGGTCGAGTCGTGCCACGCGTCGGTCGGCAGCGATCTCAACAATGACGGCCGCGTATCGGTGTCGATTTACAATCCAACCACTGGCACTGGGTTCGTCGACCAGAATCAATGGCCGTTCTATCCGATCGATGGTTCGGTGACGATGTTTCCGACCAATTCCGGCAGTCACTACTGGTCGTGGCTGGGAACGGACCGCTCAGACCCAATCTGCCTGTGCTTCCAACCATGGGTGCGAAAAATCCTGGTACGGATTCACGGCAAGAAAATGACCGGATATCGGTTGAGATTGCACAACGCGCCGAACGCCCGTATGTGCGCACCAGGCAAGGCCAACGGCCGACCTGACGCATACGTGGCAGCGAAGCCAGAGCGAGGCATTTGGCAGGCACCTACCAGGCTGCTGTACGACGGCGTCAGTGCGAACGTGATGGAGTTGAACAAAGCAGCCGGTGGCACCGAATACTGGGCAGTGAGCGATACCGTGGCCAACCTGGTTGGCACTGAGGTCGCCTACCAGTGGGCCCACACGGGCACGACGATCTATGAGCGCGATTCCACCAACACCACCTGGAACACCATCGCCACCGGCGTAACTGCGATTTTGCCGGCGGATTGGCAGGATATCTAATCATGGCAACCACTCTGTCGACCATTCTGCAGTTCGCCGTGCACTGGAACTATTCGGAGACGGATGGCGCGAATCGCGAGTTTACCGACCGGAACGCACTCGCAATCCCGCAGGCGTTCGCCGAGCTGACAAACGGGACTGGCGACCAGATGGCAAACGGTTGCTTTCACGAGCGGCGAACGCTGACTGACGCGGCCCATGCGTACGACCTGGCTGGCGGACTGACTAACTATCGCGGCGTCGCTCTGACAATGGCTCGCATCAAGTTCGTCGCCGTGCAGGTGCTGTCGACTGCAAGCAACGCGCTGCTGACGATTGGCGGCGGATCGAATCCGTTTATATCTTGGCTGGCTGCGACCGGCGACGGCATCAAGCTTGGGCCAAAAGGCCTGTTCTTGCTCCATCGTCCAGATGCAACCGGCTACGTGGTGACGGCCGGCACCGGCGACGTGCTAACCGTGACAGCAACGAATGAGGTGGTATACGACATCGTGATTATCGGAGCGGATGCGTAGCAAAAAAAGCCGGCCGTGGCAATTACCCCGCGAAGGTGCCACGACCGGCAAGCAACAGTGCTCAACCTGTTAGTCGTTATTTCATAGGCGACTCGGACATGGGAACCGGAATAATTAGGATGAGTCCATTGGATGCTCGCAATATAACCAATACCGACGTGCCGATCCGTGACAAGATCGCGGCCTGGCTGATCCAACAGGGTGTTTCAACCGTGCTGCTGTTCGCCATTACTTGGGGCGTCTACGCCAAGAGTGAGGCGATCGTGGGCCGGTTCGAGGCGGGGTACAATCGCAACGCAATCGAGCTCTTGCGCGCGGCCCAGTCGTACGAAAAAACCATCGATCACGCGATCCTGCAGTGGAAAGAGGATCGCCGAATCCTGATCGAAGTATTGCGAAAGGATCACTCCAATATTCCGCAGAGTGCCCTGGAAACGCCAACCGAGCCCACGCTTGGCGCGAACTAATGGGCTGTTTCGTGCGGCGATACTTTTGGCTTGTGCTCTTAGCTGGCGTTCTGCTGGTTAATCGCCTGTTCTGAGGGCCCAGCAGTGTACGAGTACCAGGCAATCGTGGTCGCGGTTTACGATGGCGACACGATCACGGCAGACATTGACCTGGGCCTGCGCGTCTGGCTGCGTGGGCAGAAGCTGCGGCTATTCGGCATCGACGCATATGAGCTCAAGGGCGACCAGGCCGCGCGGGGCCGGGCAGCTCGGGATTACCTGCGGCAGCTGGTGCTCAACCGGCTGGTGAAGCTCAGGACGCATCGCGACGCGACCGAAAAGTATGGCCGCTGGCTGGCTGATATCTACCTGGACGACGGCCGGCTGGTCAACCGGCTGCTGATCGACGCGGGCCACGCGGTCGAATATCTGGCCTGATGCAGGCAGTGATCGCGGCTAAGATCAGTCCGCTAATCGTAGTTGGTTCAGGCACCTGGCTGGCAGCCGCAGGTTGTTCGTAGCGGCCAGTTTGCAGCGCCGCCACCAGGTCGCCGGAATCGAATTCGCCATCGGCGTTCCAGTCGCCATCGGCCCAGCGCGAGTTAAGCCGGTCGCCGTCTTCGTACTGCCCGGCCGAGAATACCGCGATCAGGTCGGACGAATCGAACAAACCATCCAGGGTGGCGTCACCGACGATGCGTACCGCGCTGGCGAGCGGCGGCAGGTCCATTCCGTAGTGACAATCTAGGTGCTCCCATTCATCGGGATCCCGGGTGATTTCATCCCATGAGACGAGCCACTGGCCGCCACCGGTCGGCAACCATTCGGCTAGCAGGGTGTGGCCGTCGCTGCCGCGCCATGAATTGAGCACGAAACCGAAGTCGGCGACGTACTCACCGGACATCACGTCGGTATAGTCGTCGTCGATGCGCAAGATGGCGCGGACTAACTTTGCATCCTGGTCGTGGAAGACGTCCAGCGTGCGCACCTTGGCAGGATCTGCGATCCGCTGGGCAATGCAGTGATCGTACAAGCTGATGCCGAGGTCACCAGCCAGGCGCGTCGTATCGGCGCCGTGGTAGGCCACCTGGCCCAATGCGGCCAGTGCGATGATCGTGGATGCAATCATGGTTCGCGTTCCCATTCGAGTGACGGAAGAATAGTTGACGGGTCGAGTTGCGGCAGCCGCGAAACGTCCAAGTAGAATCGCTCGGTGACGGCGCGCGACGAATGTTGAGCTCGGGCGGTCGCGGAGTGTCCGGCTACCTCCCAGAGCGTCAGGTGCGTGCGTCTGAACCGCTGGGACTTATCTTTGCGGCCGGCGGGCAGGCCAGCAAGCGTCAGCAGCGCGCGAAAGTGCAGATAGAACGAGCAATCGGTTAGCGTGAACGGCCAGATGTCGGCCCTGGCCGGCAACCGAATCCGCTCCAGACTCGCCAGCGTCGGTTGGCTGAGCACATAGGCGGCTGGCTTATTTCCTTTCCGAACTGCCGCTGGGATCGCCAGAACGCGACCGTCGAGCCAGTCCCACTGGCAGGCCCGCATGGCGCCGATTCGCTCGCCGGTGTCCCAGAGAGATCGCAGCAGCGACTCCCACCAGTGCCCGCGACGAATGCCGCAGTATTTCGCGCCGCGCATTCTCGCGGTTGCAGCGATCAGTTGCCGGACCTGTTCGACGCTCCAGGTCGACTTGATCGGGTCGTGGGTGTCAAGCCGACTGAGCGTCGGCCAGGTGTTGACCAGGCCAGACTTGGCTGCATACCTCCAGATCGCCTTGATCCGGCCGACCCGCTCGTTGATTGTGTACGGCGATCGGCCGACCAGGTATTTTTCGAGCAGTATTAGATTCCCGTCGGTGAGATCTGCCGTGGTTGGCTCGTGGCCGATCGCAGCAGCGAATTGATTGAGTGCGATCCGATAAACGCGGTCTGTGCTTGGCGACCGCAGGCGACGGTTTTGATCGCGGTATGTGACGTATAGCTGTCGCAACATGCCTGGCTCCCATTATGGCGAGCCGTCCGTGAGTGCCGGTTATCTGGTCTTTCTAGGCCATTCTAGGCCATCAAGAGAGGAGTGAAGGAAGTGTTAAGACTGTGACATTTTACTGGCAGTCCGCTCTCGCGCATAAAACTAAATGCTAAAAGGACTTAGCATCGGACAGTCGCGGCGAGCGCCACGGATTGTACGCCCGTCGTTTTTTCGCCGCAAGGAAATTGGCGACAGAATCAGCACGCGCCAAGAGAATTGAACGTCACGCGAGGGACGATGTGTCATGTCCTACGTGCAAAGTATCTCTGAGTTTCTGAAGCTCCGCCCAATCCATTTGGCAGCACTTGCCATCGGGGCTGGTGCCATGCTGTTTCTGCCGGATCAGGTCCGCGAGCGACTTGGTGTCGTCAAGTTTGCAGAGGACTACCGCCCACATCTCGGCCTGGCGTTGATTGTCGCCGTAGCTTTCCTCTCGGTGCACGTGGCCAAATATGTCGCCGATCGGATATCGCGTGCGATGCGTCGCCGCAAAGCGATAAATGGCATCAGACAGTACCTGCACGGACTCACCGAACACGAAAAGGAGGTGCTCTGGCTTTACTTGTCCGAGCAGACGAAGACCCAGACATTCGCACTCGGAAACGGCGTCGTGAATGGACTGGTGTCCAAGGGGATTCTGGTCTGTGCCTCCAGCTACGGACGATTTGCAAGCTTCGATTACAACATCACCGATCATGCGTGGCGATACCTCAACGACAACGCACATCTGGTCGTTCCAGAAGACGTCAAGCGGAGCGCTGCGTTCAGTGAGTCCGTCAATGAGTGACCAGAACCATGACGCGATTCGTTTCAGCATGTTTTCAACTTTAACTGAAAAGAGGACTGCCATGACCAACGACGAGGATATTCGAGAAATGCTCGTCGAAGTTTTGCAGAAGCTGTCAACACTGGAGCGCGAGATTGAAACGATCAAGCAGAAAGTAAACGCGATACTCAGCCGGCGATAGGCGATGCGTCGTGGTCCTTATCGCAAAGGATCACCCCAGTGATTTCGTGGCGACAGAATGCGGCAACGTCGTTGCCATAATCGTCGACGAGTGCCAGCCAGTCACCACGACAGTCGATGCGGGCGGCTGCGACAAAGAACGACTTTGGTACATCGTCACTGCCTTTTGAAAACGTCGCTCTCACGCGGTGGACTTCAAAACACTTCATCACAGTTCCTTTCAGTTTGAAACGCGGTTGGCGGCCGAAGCGGCTGCCGGTCAACTCAGCATGGCAAGGACTGACAGTTGACGAATTTCGACAATAGTTTAACATGTGAGGCATGTCAATTGTGATACGAGACGAGACGGCACTTAAACGATTCGCCACGAACATGTCAGTTCGGATGGACAAGCTTGAATTGAGCCAGACGGAAGTTGCCCGTCTGACCGGGGAATCTGATTCGCGAATCGCCAACTACAGGCACGGGCGAAAGCTGCCAAGTATTGCTGTGGCGGCACGAATCGCGGAAGTGCTGGAATGCACTATCGACGATCTTTTGAAATAAAGTTCAAAATGCCTGTTGACGTGCGTTCAACTTTAGTTTAAAACCGGCCGACGTTGAGAGCAGGTAACGGACCTGCCCGCGACGCCGGCCGTTTCTTTTGGTCCATCTGACCAGCAGCTGCGGCCCATGGAATCTAGCGCCACCGGACGGTGGCACGGAGGTCGCAATGTCTCAGGACATTCCCAGCGGTAACGCTGCGCCCACGGTCGACTCGGAATGGTTCGACCTGTTCTGGCCGCCTGACGTTTCCGACTGCCAATGCGTGATCGTAGTTGGCGGTTGGACGCACTACTTTCTCAGCCCGACTCGCCAGGTGCGATTCAAGGGCGACCGCTGGCAGGCCCTGCGCCAGCCGCGCACTGACAATACATCGGCACGGATCGCCCGCAGATCGCCACGGAGGGCGTGAATCATCCTGCGCAGCGCTGCCACTTGTCGTGGCACGCTCAGCCGCGATCGCGCTGGACTGATCCGAGAGCCAGGCCGGCGCGTCGCGGTTTTCCTGGCAAGATGTCTGTGAGATACAAACATGGCGTTTAATAAAAAACTGCCAGTTCAAAGCGAATCGCTACTTAAATCGATGATTGTCAATTCTGTTTTCACGACAGGAATTAAGTGGTATTCGAAAAGCTGGGCAGAGTCGCGATTGATCTGGATGGCTAATAGACGGCCATTCGTAAATGTCTGGCCAACAGTGGAAAGTGCATTGAAACGCACGAAACTGGAAATTGATGTAGCAACGATTCCGACATCTATTGTTCATGAGTTGAAAGCAATTGAAGTTAGATTTGACGACAGGAGCAGTGTTGAACCATTCATGCTTTCGATAACTGAAAAGCGTTATTTCGTTGGCCTTCCTGAAAGGAAGGTCAACGGGCTTGGAGTGCTTAGGATTCGAAGCGAAATACACGACAGACGCCTGGAAGTATGTAGCGACGGCGCATTTATTCCATTTGAGGTGGTATCAAATGACACTACATACTGGAAATTTAAAGATGAACTGAAAATCGCTATTGGGATTCTCATGTTGGCTCATGATCCAGAATACTGCAAGCCAATGCTGCTTAATCGCGACAAGAATAGAAGTCTGTCTGGTGGTGACCTGGATGTGGCGATTGAACGCGCAAGACGAAATGGAAAGTACGGGTTTGATATAGGCGAGTCTATTGAAGTCTCGCCACACTTTAGAAGGCCGCACTTTGCAATTAGGTGGACCGGCAAAAACGGAAACGTGCCGAAATTGGTACCAGTAAAAGGATGTTTCGTTAACAAGTCGCTGATGAGTGATATACCAACCGGTTATGACATCGACAATTCACTAGAAACGTAAGCTCATTAAATCAGAACATGACGCAAGAGGATTGCAAATGCTAATTCTGTCACGGATGAAAGGCGAATCGATCATGGTCGGCGACACCGTTGAAGTCTTCGTTGTCGACGTCCGCGGAGACAAAGTGCGAATTGGAATTAACGCACCATCTAACGTCGAAGTTCATCGCAAAGAGATCTATCTGAAAATCCAGTCACAGAAAGGGGACGGCGATGCCGCATAGACAGATACCAAATCGGCCGCTTGAGACGCTGGCGGATCACCTGACGTACTTGGGCCACGACATCGATTATGCGCCCAAGATCGCATGCGAACCAACCACAAGCTGGCCTGGCACTGACGAACGCGTGGAAGTCTATCGCCAGCGTGTCTTGGATGGCTGCGAATTGTTCCACCAACGCGACCGGACGTTTGAGGGCGCTGTGGGTGTCGTCCCGAGTCGTGACGATGGGCGGCCGAAACCGGTGTGACCTGGCAGGCCACCCAAGCACGAAAAGCGCGTGACTAAATTTATCGATCAAGGTCGTAATTGCAGAAAGGCACTGTAAATGGTGCGAAAGAAAGTCGCAAAGGTTGAACCAGATCAACAGTATCTGGAGGACATGGAACCGATTCGCGTGCCAGCTGTCGACGACAAATGCCGACAGCTCATGCGCATCGTCAACGCACGCAAAGAACTTAGCGACGAATTGAACAGCGTCAAAGAATCGCTTATCTCGCTCATGATCGATCACGACCTGACTGATTACATCACCGACATCGGCGGCCGTGCGTTCAAATTTGAGCTGTCACGAGAAACCAAAGTCGCGGCCAAGAAGCTCAAGATCATGCCGCAGGAGATTTGACCATTGACCGACGGGCAATCTGAACTGTGCGAACAGATCGCACGAGAAAGGAAAAGCATGTGGACGACGTTTGATATCGAAACCGCGCCGTTGAGCGATGAGGAGTTGCAGGCGATCTGCCCGCCATTCAACGAAAAGTCGGTGAAGTTCGGCCGCACGACAGATCCTGAGAAACGGCGAGCAATCGCAGAGAAGGCGAGAGCGTCGCACTTCGACGACTTCAAGGAAAAGGCCGCGTTGTGTCCATCCACGGGCCGGGTGCTGGTCGTGGCACTTTGCACGGCGAATACTGGCGACGTGACATTTCTTGAGGGCTCAGAGCTTGAACTGCTCGAAATGTTCTGGCTCACGACTCGGGCCCACAAACGATCTAGCTGCAAAATGGCCGGAGTTAATATCTATGACTTCGACCTGCCATTTCTGATTCGTCGCTCGTGGATCATTGGCTGCCCAGTACCGCCATTTGCGATTGACCTGGCGTCGAAATGGTTGAACTTCGACCCGATGTTCATCGACCTGCGACTGTGCTGGCAGTGTGGCAACCGCCAGGCAACGAGCAATTTCGATCACATCGGTCGAGCATTCGGGACTGGCGGCAAATCTGCCGGCGACCATGGCAAGCATTTTGCCGAACTGTACGCGAAGGATCGCCAAGCAGCTCTGGAGTATGCCGCTAACGACGTACGCCAGCCAGCGGCTTGGCTTTACCGAATGGGCCTGGCCAGTGGGCCAGTGCCTGGAGTTTTTAACCTGTCAACTACTATGCAGGAGCAACCTACCAGTGACCGCCAACCAGCTTTCGACGATATCTAATTCTGGACTGACTATTCGCGACGGCGTCGATCCGATCGAATTCTGCAGCAAGTTCGCCGCAGCGGCCGCGCGGATGTGCGGCGCGAAAACCGAGATCGACGGCCAGGGTATTAACCTGGTCTGCCTGATGGAAGGCATCAACTATATCGAATTCGGTCGGCGCTACCACATGATTCAGGGCCGGCCGTCAATGCGAAGCGATGCCATGCTGGCTGAGTTTCGCACCAACCACGGCGGCGATTTCGAGATTGTCGAGCGATCTGCAGACCGCGCGGCGATCAAGTTCATCGACAAGAAGGGCCGCGCCTACCCGATGGAATTTACCTGGCAGGAGGCTCAGGCATCGCGCTGGCCATGGAACGACTGGACCGACCATAGCAAGGGGCTGAAGGATTCCTGGGCCACGCCGACCGATCGCAAGTCGATGCTGTTCGCACGCCTGGTCAGCGACTCGTTGCGGTCGATCTGCCCGGAGCTGGTCGCTGGGATCTATACGCCCGAGGAAATGCAGGACGCATTGACAGTCGAGCAACCAGCCAGGCCGGCCGCAACGTATCAAGTATCGCATGTCATCGAAAAATTTCCGTCGCCGGAAGCAACAAGCATCGCCGACGTCGTGCGACGGTCGGAAGCGGAAACGCTACCGACTGCTGAAGGCGAGACGGTGTCGGAAGACGGCGAGATTATCGATCCGATTCCAACCGTCGAGTCATCGTTGATCACCAACAGGCAGGCCGAACGAATCACGACACTGGTGGCGAAAGTCGCCATGCCGCAAGACAAGTACGCTGGAATGCTGGCGAAGCGCGGCGTTGATTCGCTGGAGAAACTCACGAAAGAGCAGGCCGACGAGATCATTGAGCGGTTGGAGTCGCTCGCCCAAAAAAAGTAGGCGACCGACTGCTGCCAGACTGGGGCGAAGACGACTGGTATCTGGCAGCAATCGGTGATGTGCCTGCCCTGGCTGGCCTGCTGATTAGCTATACGCCCAAAGAGATCTGGCAGGCTGGCTTCCATGTGCTCGGTTACCCAGCGACCTGGGCACCGAGTCAAAACGATGTGGACAAAATGAAACTCTACTTAGACACGAGGTAATGCGATGTCATCAGATTTCAACGATTACGATGAGGAATACAGCGTCGGCGATTCACTCGACCGCGGCGGCAAGTTTTTGGACGGCAGCAACCCAGGCTGTTATCACATGATCATCAGCTGCGTTCATCGACCGGCAAAGAATCAGGACGGTATGCCGATTGAAAATGCGCTGGCGTCGGTAACATGCCAGGTCGCGGCGCCAAAAGAGCATTTCGGCAAGCTGTTTGACCTGACGCTATGGCTGCCGAAACGCGACAGCAAGGACGGGGGCGCATTCGGGCAAAAGAAGAACGACCGATTTTTAGCGGCTGTCGGCGCGATCACGCCGGACATGCTGAAGTCTAAAATCAGGATCAACTGGCCCGGCCTGGCTGGTCGCCATTTCTTGGTCAAGCTTGAGTCGACAGAACGTGAAATCAAGCAGGGCAAGAATCGCGGCCAGAAGAAAGCGTTTCTTGACGTTGCGTTCGCCGAATTCTATCACGTCGACGACCCTGAAGCGGGCACGGATTACCCGCGCAACCTGGAAGCGATCAAGCTGCTCCCAGCGTCTCAGCGTCGGCAGTTGGCGACATCTTCGCCGACGAAGCACGTCGACGATATGGACATCTAATCGGCGGCCGTTTCTCACATCAACCCCAAGGCAGCCGGATTGTCGGCTGCCATTTTTATTGGCGCAAGCAATGAAATACTTATCGATCACTGGACGATTCCTGCGCGAGAATACGCGATTCCTGGGCGACCCGCACGACACGATTATCGGCGCGATTGAAACAGACGCAGGCACTGAAGTTGTCAAAGGCAAAGAATTCTCGACCTGGGCAGGCGCTAAAAACGCAGTTCTGGTCAGCGACGAATGCTACACATTCTTCGGCAGTTATTCGTCATACAAGAGCCGCAGCGGTTATCCGGTCAAACAGTTCGCCTACTTCGGCTATTGCGAAGCCAAGCATACCGAGTGCGTCGAGCAACTGCACGGCCTGCTGCTTGGCCGCAGTTTCCCGCGCGAGCTCGCGTGTCGATTGGTCCATGAGTACGGACAGCAGGCTGTTGCGATGGTGCGGCGCAATCCCTATCTGCTCATGCGTTACGACCGCGTTGGCTTTAAGCGCTGCGACATGCTGTGGTTGGACCTGAAACTGCCTCCAGGGAGACTGAAGCGTCAGACGCTGTGCCTGGCCAACGGCCTGGATGGCAAGAACGGGTCGATCTGGTATCCCGCCAGCGAAGGCGTCAACATCCTGCGCGAGTCGCTGACCTGCGCGATTGCCCAGCCAGAGAAGGCAATTGCTCTCGGGCGACGCGCTGGGCTGATCGCCTGCAACTGGACTGATGGAATCGATGGCGATCTGGATTCATGGGAAGGCGATTTTCAGTGGATCACGAGCGGCAATGCAGCGACCAAAGAGCGCGAAATCGCTGAAATGCTCGCCTGCGCTGACAGCGAATCGGTTCAGTGGCCAGTGGTTGGCGGCCGGCTGTCGGATCACCAGGCCAGGGAGTTGCGAACGGCGACCAGGTCCGCAATCGGCGTGTTGATCGGCGGCGGCGGAACGGGGAAAACTTTCACTGTCGCGGAGCTGGTCAAGGCGATCGGAAATCCTGGCGACATTATGGCGCTGGCGCCGACCGGCAAAGCTGCGGTACGGATGACTGAGGCACTGGCCAGTCAGGGCGTCGACGGCCTGCGTGGGATCACGATACATTCCGCGTTGTTACGATTTGGCGGTGATCTGGACTGCGGTACGCTGATTGTCGACGAGTCGTCCATGATCGACCAGGATTTAATGCACGCGCTGCTGAAGGCACGCAGGCCAGGCACGCGGACATTGTTCGTCGGTGATCCGTACCAGCTGTCGCCGGTTGGGGCCGGCGCGCCATTTCGCGATATGGTCGATGTATTACCGTCGGTCGGTCAACTCACCGAAATACGACGCAACGCTGGGACGATTGCCCTGGCTGGCCAATCGATCCGCTCGGGCCTGCCATTCTCCTGCGACAACGAAATCCGGTTGCCAGAACAGAATCTGATCTTGGCACCAGACAGCGGCCAGAAAGCAATTTTGGAGTCGATCGCAACTGCGCTGCGTGCCATGCCTGGCATCGATCCAGTGTATGACGTCCAGGTTATTGCCGTTGTCAATCGAAATTCGCCGACCAGCGTGTCAGAGCTCAATCAATTTCTGCAGCAGCATTTCAACGGCGAGGCGGAATCGGTGCGCGGCACTCCGTTTCGAGTCGGCGATAAGGTCATGCAGACCAGCAACTCGTGGATGATTTCAGACGCAACCAGAGAATCAGATCCCGAGGCAGTGCGAAACAAAGCTGGCCACTATTACGTCGCCAACGGCGAGATTGGCCAAGTTGTGGAAGTTGACTGGCGCGGAATGGTTGTCAGGGTACTGTCACCGAATCGATACGTGCGAGTCTATGCGAAGCGAGTAGAAGAAGGTTCGGAAGAAGGCCAGACCGGCAGCGACTTTCAACATGCCTACGCAATTACGACGCACAAAAGCCAAGGCAGTCAATGGCCGGTTGTGATCGCGGTAATTGATGATTCGTCGGCAGCGTCGCGACTGATGGACCGCTCGCTAATCTACACCATGATCACGCGGGCTGCGAAGTTGTGCATTATTGTCGGCAATATTGGCAAGGCACATTATGCTTGCCGCAAAGCGACGATCGACAACCGCAAAACGTTTCTCAAGGAGCTGTACCGTGCAGAAAATTCAGCGACTGTCGGTTAGGTGCCCGTTCACGATTTTCGTCGACACGGCCGAATGCCATCCCTACACGTTCAGCGGGATCGCCGATGACGCGGCGAAAGATTACGCAGTGATTATCACGAAGACTGTCAAGGCAAATCTCGGCCGTCATCCGAATTCGTTCGGCGATTATTCGCTGGAAGGCGGCGTGGGAAAGTGCTGCGTTGAGCGCAAATCAAAACAGGATGCGTGGGGCACGCTACTTGGCTGGCCAACGGGTTGGGAATCGGATCGTGGGATACCTGGCCGGCGCGAGCGATTTGAAAAGGAGCTGGAGAATCTAAACGGCGCGGATTGCTCGCTGATCGTGGTCGAAGCGAGTCTGAGTGAATGTCTTGAAACCTGCCCGCAGTGGGGCGTCAAGCCGGCCGAAGTAAACGCCAAGATTTTCTATCGCACCGTAATTTCCTATCAGCAGCGGTTTCGCAACGTGCAGTGGCATTTCTGCGATACTCGCCGACTCGCCGAGGTCACAACGTTTCGCTGGATGCATCGATATTGGCGGAAGAACATTAAACAGCAAGGACGTCGCAAGAATGCTTTCGATCAAATATGACAAATCCGAAGTCAAGCAGGCCGCAGCGGGCCGGTGGAAAGAGATCTGCGAATCGCTGGGGATTCATTTCGAACTGGGCAGGCATCAACCATGCCCGAAGTGCGGCGGCAAAGATCGATTCCGGCCGTTCGATGATTTCGAGCAGACCGGCGGCATGGTTTGCGGCGCTGGCGGTTGCGATCGCAAGTTCGCCGACGGGTTTGAAGCGATCCAATGGTATACCGACTGCTCATTTCAAGAAGCGGTCGACAAGGTGGGCGACCTGGTTGGCGCCACGCCCAAGAAGCAGAAGAAGCGGCAGCCGATCGACCGGCTGAACTTGGATCAGCAAATCAATGAATTGATGCTGCCGCACTTCCTGGCGATCAACGAGGGGATCAGCCAACCAGGGCTGGCCAGGATGCAGGCGACCACCGGCAATTTCGACGGCCAGGCGGTCGTGGCGTTTCCATGCTGGCAGGATCCGGCCGGCAGGCCGACCAACCAGGTGGTCATGGGCGCCATTTCGCACAAGATCTGGCACCGCGAGAACGGCCGCGACGTGCAGGTCCGCAAGAAGACGCTTGCCAAGGGCTGGGGCCTAATGGGCGACGTGGCCGGTCTGTCAGCGGCCGACCTGGTTTGGAAGTGCGAGGGCCCAACCGACTGCGCGGCGTTTCTGAGCCATCTGGACGCATGCTGTGTTACGAATATTCACGGCGCCGGGGAATCGCCGGAGCCGATGGTGTCGCTCTTCGCCGGCAAAACGGTCAATCTGGTCCACGATCCAGATGAAGCCGGCCAGCGCGGAGCTGCGAAATGGATTGAGCCCCTGCGCCGCGCTGGTTGCTCAGTGCGCAACGTGCGCCTACCAGAGGTCACCGACCTGCGGCAGTTTCTGATTGACCGCGGACCTGACAAGCTGCTGGAACTCGCCAGCCAGGCCAAGTTGATCGGGCCGCTGGATGGTGAGCAGGCGGAGGCCACCCAGGGCCCAGAATCCAATTCAGTCGAGATCTCAGCCTACGACCGTCGCTTGGTGCCAGACGACTGTATCGAGATCCTGACGCGGCTTCAGCTCGAAGTGGTCTGTCATGACGACGAAGGCCAGGTGACGGTTTATTCTCGGGCGACCGGCCTGGTGCGGACCGTGCGAAATATCGAGCGGCTGCAGTTGGCTAATCTGCTGACGTTTGGCGGGATACCGTGCTACCACCAGGTCACCGAGGGCGCAGACGAAGACGTTGACAAGATCTCGATTCGCGACGTCCGCAAGGCAATCGGGATCGCGGCGAGCTCCAAGCAGGTCGCGGGTAAAGTTGAGCTGCGCGGGCATGGGATCTATGCCACCCATGGCGACGTCGTACTTTGCAACGGCAAGTATCTGTCGGTATTCACGGTCGACGGCCAGTGGATCAAGACCGATCGGCCGTTCCATCGGGATCTGGTGTTTGGGTTCGCTGGCGAGAAGCAGAATTGGTACGACCACGACGAGTTGGGCGAGCTGATCGCACTGGCGAAAAATCCCAGCTGGTGTGCCAAGTGGATTAAACAGCTCGAATCGATCATCGACCGTTGGTCGTTCGGGAATGCGAAAACCGATCCGCTATTGATGACCGGGTTGGTACTGGCGACTTTTGTCCAGCAGATCTGGCACTGGCGCCCGCAGGTGTCAATCCGCGGCCAGTCCAATTCCGGCAAGTCGGCACTGTTCGAGTTTCTCTTTGGCGGAGAATCGACGGTCGGCGTGTTCAACGGGATGGCCGTCAAAGTCTCGCTGTCGTCCGCGGCGGGGATCCGTCAAAAGATCAAGCTCGACTCGGTGATCCTAGGCGTGGACGAATTCGACCAGCTGAAGCGGCCGCAGGATATTCTCAACCTGATGCGGACGGCGGGGCGCGGTGAAAAGCTAGTCATGGGCTCAACCAGCCAAAAGCATGTCGAGTACGGCCTGACCAACATCTGCTGGCTGGCCGGGATTTTCGTCAGCCTGGATTCGGAAGCCGACCAGAATCGATTCCTGGAATTCGACCTGAGGAAGCCACGCGAGCCGAAGCGGTCTAATTTCCGCCAGCCGACGATGGACGAAATCAAGGCCCTCCAGGGTCCGCTGGCAGCGATCGCCATTACGCACGCAGCCAACGCGGCCGAGGTCGCCCGGGCGTCGTATATGGCCGCCAAGGAGTCTGAGAAGCACTTGAACGATCGTATCGTCGAGAGTCTGTCAGTGCCGGCGTCGGTGCTGGCGTTGGCGACGGGCGGCGCGGCCGCTGAAGTCTGCCAGCTGGTTGAGGCATTCTCAGAACCGATGCGGCGCGACGTTGAAGTGGTCAGCAACCACGACGACCTGTTGTTGGAGATCCTGCGACTGACAATCGACATCGGGGCGGGATCCAAGGTCAGTGTCGCTCAGGCCCTGCACGAACCGAAGCACGTCGGCCACAAGCCGCAGGTGGAAACTCAAATTGGGGTGACGCGGCGCGATGACGACCATGATGGCGAATGGTTGATCATCCACCCGGCGTCAGTCCTAAAGAAGCTGAAGGCTGCCGAGAAGGATCACTTAATGAGCGTCGGATCGATCCGCCAGGTGTTGTTGCGAATTGATGGCGCGATTAAGTACCGGGCGCGGATCAGCGGAACGCAGCTCAATTGCGTTTGGGTGCCGTGGTCTTACGTCGCCGCTAACGTCGAACAGGAAAACAGCACGAATTCTGACTTTTAACTTAACGTCGTCTTGCTTCTATCTCACATTCGAAATCGTCGTAACTCGTTACTACTATAATACTTACTACTACTACTCTACCTTTACAAGATAGAAAGATAGTAATAAGAGAAAGAGAGTAATAGGAAAGGTTTGGTTGTAGTAGGGGTTCAGAAATATAAAAGGGTTCTATGGGGGGCTGTTGCGCAAAAACCTATCTCGCTATCTCAGGACTGGTCAATTTGGAAAGCATAGGCAACGAATAGTTTTACCTAAACAACACATTGGGAATTCTGGCGAAAATGGCGATTGAATTACTGCCGAAATCCAACGAAACCGCGACCGCATGCCCGACTTGCGGCTGCCCTGGCAGGTGGCTCGACCACTTCGGCGTCGCGCATTGCCGGATCTGTCAGCCCGCGCCGCTCAAGGCAATGGTTCAGCGCAACCAGTTTTTATTCTCAGGCGATTGGATCGACCTGGACGACTCCGAGGACCACCAAGTCGCCAGCGCTCGCCAGAATCGATGCCAGGGCCCTTTTCAAGGATTCAACCCGTTTGACGGTTCGCCGCTGCCGGCTGGCGTGTTCTTTCCGGTCGCCGACCGGCCGGAATTCGTCAAATGCGATCACGTCGGTCGCGGCCTGGTTCGGGAGCGATGTACTAACCAGATCTGGGATCGCGTGTTGTGCGCTGGTTGCGGCCGGCTGCTGGATCTGGTCGATGCTGTGCTGAGTTTCGATGAGATCTGATCTTGGGGGCAGTATGACAACAATCGTAATCGTCGCCGTGGCGCTGTTCGTCGCCTGGCTGGCCGGCTGCCTGGTTGGCTGGTGCCTGGCGCAGGCCTGGGAGCTCAACCGACCGCGCGCAACCACGCGGCGCGAATGGGATGACGACTGGCCGCCTTTTAGTCGGAATTGATCTTGAACAATGAAAGCGAGGGTGAGT